ATTTGAAAAATCTCCGGGGGAGGTATTTTAGGATGCCTCTCCTGGATATTCCTCCAGATTTGATGGGGGAAAGTCGGGTAGTCATGTGACTTTTTTATTGTGCTATGCGGATTTGTACTTTTGAGAAGGGTGCCAGGTCTAACTGACACAGAAGTGGTTGGCTGTGTCCTCCTTTCAGAGCCTGACATCCTTCTCAAAAGTATGATGAAACATGGCTGAAACTCTTTTTATCGATATTGAAACCAGTCAGAAACTGCCGGAGAGGAAGTGAAAAGTGAATGGCTGGACGTCAAAACTCGAATTCGGCTAATTCACGCAGACGACCACCGGCTACGGATAATGAGATGAGGGAGAACCAAATGATCGCTTTGGCAATTGACGCCGCAGAGAGAGATCTTTTAAGTCCAAATCCTTCTAAACAGATCGTTGTTCATTATCTAAAACTGGCTACAGTACAAGCACAGCTTGAAAGGGAAAAACTCCGACACGAGAATCAGTTGCTAATTGCAAAGACCGATGCGTTGGAATCTCAAGCGCGAACCGAAGAGTTATATCGAAATGCAATTGAAGCGATGGCCTCGTATTCAGGAGGATTCCGTCAAGAAAGCGAACCAGATTAATGGCAATTTTGGTTCTGCTATTTCGTACCTTTACAACTTAATACTTAAACATGCGGTGGCGGAAAAGGTAGACGCTATTTAAAGTAGGCTATTTTGTTAGTCATGTGAGGTGCAAATCCTTACCCGTTTGTTTTTATGCGACTTTTGAGTAAAAGGAGATCAAAATGGCGCAGATTATTAGATGTTATCGAGAGCTAAGAAGACTCCCGACTTTTGAAGAGAGATATGAGTATCTTCGACTTGGTGGAATTGTTGGTGAAACAACATTTGGTTTTGAACGTTATATGAATCAAATGTTATATTCATCCAGCCAATGGCGGAGAGTTAGAAATCAAGTTATCATTCGTGATAACGGATGTGATCTTGGTATAGATGGCTATGAAATTGGTGATCGTATAATCATTCATCATATGAATCCAATTACTGCTGAACAAATAGAAGAATCTGCTTCTGAGATATTTGATCCAGAGTATCTTATTTGCGTTTCTAGACGTACGCATGATGCTATTCATTATGGTGATAAAGATTTACTTCCACAGCTTCCAATAGATCGTTCTCCTAGTGATATGTGCCCTTGGAGGTGACGATATGACAACTGCTATCGAAGAATCTACAGTTTTTGCATGCCCATTTGAAGATTTATGTGAAGAAGTATATTCTGAACCACAAATGAAAGAATTTCGTAAGCAATGTACTTTTGAAACTTGCAAAAAGTGCGACCATTATTGGGGCTTTTTTCAAGGTTATTGTGAAGCAATAGAATGATATTAGGAGGACCACTTTATGAATCGGTATTTAATCCATCATGGCATTCGTGGTCAGAAATGGGGCGAACGCCGATTTCAGAATGAAGATGGAAGCCTTACTCCTGAAGGCAAAATAAGATATGCTGGCGATTCATTAAAACGACAGCAAACTTTATTTGTATCTGGATCTTCTAAAACTCAAGATAAAACATCGGAGTATTATCGGAAAAAGCTTCCTAAAGAGATTCGAAAAGAATTGAAAAAAAGTATAAAACAAAAAGATAAAATCGTTGTTGGCGATGCTCCTGGTATTGACCGACAAGTACAAGATTTTTTGAAGAAGCATAAATACAAAGATGTTGAGATTTATGGACCTGGCAAGAAAGTTCGATATTCAGCAAATAAGAATTGGAAAACGCATCCTATAGATGATCCAAAGCATGAGCCTTTTTCGAAAGAATGGCTAGCGAAGAAAGACAAAGTAATGACCAGAGTAGCTGATAAAGGTCTTGCAGTGATCCTAGATGAAGGAGCTACTGCTACTAGAAATAATGTTCAGCGCCTTATTGATCAGAATAAGCAGGTTAAAGTATATAGCCTGAATCGATATGAAAAAGACAATTGGGTTGGCTAGGAGGAATTGATATGGACGAAAGCATTCTTATAACTATTAAGAAAATGCTAGGGCTTGATGATGAGTATCAGCCTTTTGATGCAGATGTGATCGTTCTGATCAATTCTGCTTTAATGACGTTAACACAGCTAGGAGTTGGTCCTAAGAATGGCTATGCCATTACTGATTACAATTCGAAATGGTCAGATTTCCTGGTAAATGATATAAAACTTGAAGCTGTAAAAAACTATGTGTATCTAAAAGTTAGAGTAACATTTGACCCGCCGACTAGCAGTTCTGTTTTAGAAGCATATAAACAGCAATTAAATGAACTAGAATGGCGTTTAAATGTTCAGGCTGAATCTGTAGAGAATTTCAATTTTGTGAAAGAAACTATTTAATTAAAAGGAGGAATTACTATGTTGACAAAGATCGTGGTAAGTCTGATCGTAATTACCGGGATTATTATGATAGTCGATTCGATTATGTTCGATGAAATTCCTCCCGATAGTGTTAAATAATGCTGTCAAATACAGCAACTCCGTATTATTACGGTTTATTTAGAGACAAGGTTATTCGAGGAGAACTTCCAGTTTGCAAAGAAATAGAGATGGAAATGAATCGAATCGATGCCTTGATTAGAAATCCCGGTGTCTACTATGATCCAGATGGGATCAATGGTTGGGTAGAATTTTGTGAAAATGAATTAACACTAACTGATGGATCCGATCTCTTTTTATTAGATACGTTTAAGCTTTGGGGAGAAGAGATCTTCGGTTGGTATTATTTTGTAGATAGAAGTGTTCCGGTTCCAAATGCTAGTGGTTCCGGAGTGCATTACGAAACTCGTCGAATTAAGAAACGTTTGACAAATAAACAATTTCTTATAATTCCAAGAAATGCTGCCAAGTCAATGTATGCGAGTAACATACAAAGTTATTTTTTGACGGTTGATACGTCAACAACTCATCAGATTACAACTGCGCCTACTATGAAGCAGGCTGATGAGGTTATGAGCCCGATTAGGACAGCAATAGCCAGATCACGAGGACCTTTATTTAAGTTCTTAACCGATGGAAGTCTTCAAAATACAACCGGTAGTAAAGCTAATCGCCAAAAATTAGCATCTACCAAAAAAGGTATTGAAAACTTGCTTACTAATTCTCTTCTTGAGATTCGTCCTATGACTGTTGATAAACTTCAGGGTCTTCGTTGTAAAATCGCAACCGTGGATGAATGGTTAAGTGGTGATGTTCGCGAGGATGTTATTGGTGCCATTGAGCAAGGTGCCAGTAAGAATGAAGATTATTTGATTGTTGCCACAAGTTCCGAAGGCACTGTTCGAAATGGTAGCGGCGATACTATAAAGATGGAACTCATGAGCATTCTTCGTGGCGAATATTATAACCCGCATGTATCGATTTGGTACTATAAGCTTGATGATATTAAAGAAGTTGCTGATCCAGATATGTGGATTAAAGCGAATCCTAATTTAGGTAAGACAGCAACTTATGAAACATATCAGTTAGAAGTTGAACGTATGGAAAAAGCTCCCGCCAATCGAAATGATATTCTAGCGAAGCGGTTTAATATTCCTATGGAAGGCTGTACTTATTTCTTTACTTATGAAGAAACACTTCCGCATAGAAGAAGAGACTTTTGGCAGATGCCTTGTGCTATGGGAGCCGACCTTTCCCAGGGTGATGACTTTACAGCATTTACTTTTATGTTCCCATTAGGCGGAGGCTCATTTGGCATTAAGACTCGTTGCTATATTACTTCTTTAACACTTAATAAATTACCAGCAGCAATGAGAATGAAATATGATAGCTTTATAAATGAAGGCAGTTTGATCATCATGGAAGGCACAGTTCTTGAGATGATGGATGTCTATGACGATCTTGATCGCCATATAGCTGAGTCTGGTTATGATGTGCGATGCTTTGGATACGATCCATATAATGCACGTGGATTTGTTGAACGCTGGATTCGAGAAAATGGTGAATTTGGTGTTGAGAAAGTAATCCAGGGAGCTAAAACAGAAAGTGTACCTCTTGGAGAACTTAAGAAATTAAGCGAAGAGCGAATGCTTATATTTGATCAGGATCTTATGACATTTGCTATGGGTAATGCTATTACTCTTGAAGATACAAATGGAAATCGTAAGCTTTTGAAGAAGCGGTATGATCAAAAGATTGACTCTGTGGCAGCCATGATTGATGCTTATGTGGCATATAGGTTGAATACAGATATGTTTGAATAAAAGCCATAATGGTGGAGGTGTTATTATGTGGGAATACAATTATGAACTTTATCATCATGGCATAAAAGGACAAAAATGGTATCAACGTAATTACCAGGATGTTAATGGAAAGCTTACATTAGCAGGTCGAATCAGATATGGCGTTGGACAAGGTTTGAAGAAAACAAAAGAAACCGTAAATAAAGGGATAACTAATATTAAAAATAATCATGATGCTCGAAATAATCGACCTATAGATGCTTATAGCACCAATAAAGAAGTTCAAAAGTTTTATGCAAAAGTTGCAGCGAAAACCGTAAAACAGAATAAAAAAGATCGGCAAATTGAAAAAAATAAAGCTGAAGAAAAGTACGGTTATAAAATAAGTAATCGTCAAATGAAATTATATAATGAATTCAAGAAAAAAGGTTTTACCGAAGAACAAGCAATGGCTGCTGCTAAAAAACGAGCTAAAACGGAACGAATATTAAAGATGGCAGGTCCAAAACCATTGGCTGCTGCTTTAGTTTATACCGGTGCAAAGCAATATATTTCTGCTAATACTAATCATAAAAAAGAGTCCAATAATGGCTAATATTATATTTCCGAAACATATTGGGAGTGAACCTTATGCATTTGGACAAATCAAATAAAAAAGGACACGGTTTCTCAGATCGTCCATTTTATAGTAATACTAATGCAACAATATATTCTACAGAGCTGTGGCATTATGGAGTTCCTGGAATGCATTGGGGAGAAATAACTAAAGGATATGTTAAAGTCGGTTCGAAGATAGGCTCTGCGATTAAAAGCAAAATCTCTTCAAAGACAGTATCGCCTATAAAGGACGCCATTTCTAAAATCGCTAATTTAGAAAATATTAAAAAGAAAATGCGTCAGAAACATGCTGACCAATCTAATCCTAACATCGTTCGTTATGACAATAAGGTTTTAACGATTAATCCAAGGCATAAAACAGAAAAAGATATTGCTAATTCTGGAGCAAAAGCCATAAATACTTTAGTCGAAAAGAAAGTAAAACCTGATAATACTAAAGATTATAGTTATGCCTTAGAACAAGTATTAAAGACCAGAAAAGTAAAAGGTAGGTGATTGAAATGGGAGATGAGTACAGAGCCTGGAGATATAATTCTGATTATTTGTACCATTATGGAATTCATGGTCAGAAATGGGGCGAACGTAATTTTCAAAATGAAGATGGTTCATTAACTGCTGCTGGAAGAATTCGTTATGGTGTCGGACAAGGTCTTAAGAAAGCAAAAGAAGTTACAAATAAAAAGATTACTAATGTTAAAGCTAAACACCAGGCTAAGAAAGATGCAAAGCCTGAAAGTACAACGTGGAAATCTAAAGAAGCCAAATATTTGTCTGAAGCAGAACTAAATCGGCGAAATAATAGACTCCAGAAAGAAGAACAGTATAAGCGTATGACAGAAAGTCGCTGGAGTAAAAGAAAGCGCGGATTTAAAACTACGCTTAGTGCAATTGCTGTTGGCAGTGCGGTTGGTGTTGGGAAAGAACTTGCGAAAGCCAATTATAAGAAGTTATTTAATTCAATTGGCAAAACACAAATTGCAAAAGCCGGAAAGAATTTTATAAAAGAGCATTCTAAAACTTTGGCAAAGAACATAATGAAAAATCCTGCAGTTAAGTCCGTTGCAAAAAAAGTTACAAAGAATGTTACTAAATGGGCTGCAAAGGGCGGAGCTTCCGCATAAAACGTACAAGGTTAGATTGAAAGGAGGTGGCGCCGATTGGCTGAAATGAATCAGGATGCACTGTCTTTTGGTCAAAGACTAAAACATGCATGGAATGTATTTACTGGTAGAGATCAGCAGAGAATCTTTCAACAAGATCTTGGTGCCTCCTATTATACTCGACCCGATAGAGTTCGTCTTAAATTAGGAAATGAACGAACTATATTGGCTAGTATTTATAGCAGAATTGCAATCGACGCCGCTAGTGTTAAAATTCAGCATGTACGTCTTGATGACTCAGATCGGTATATAGAGACTATTGATTCTGGTTTAAATTATTGTTTGAATGTAGAATCAAATATTGATCAAACATCACGAGCGTTTAAACAAGATTTATACATGAGCATGCTGGATGAAGGGGTTGTGGCTGTTGTACCTGTAGATACTAGTTATAATCCTATGGATACCAGTAGTTTTGATATTAATAGCCTTAGAACTGCTAAAATCTTGGACTGGTATCCGCAACATGTGCGACTTGAAATTTATAATGACCGAACGGGTCAGAAGGAAATTAAAATTCTTCCAAAAGAAACAGTCGCAATTATAGAAAACCCTCTTTATGCTGTGATGAACGAACCGATTTCTACTTTGAAACGGTTAATTCATAAATTGAATTTGCTGGATAATGCCGATGAACAAAGCCTTAGTGGAAAATTGGACTTGATCATTCAATTGCCATACCCGATCAAGACTGAAATGCGAAGGCAGGAGGCAGAAAAGCGTCGTCGAGATATCGAAACGCAATTAACCAGCAACCGGTATGGCATCGCTTATACTGATGGAACCGAAAAGATAACTCAGTTAAATCGTGTTGTCGAAAATAAACTCATGGACCAAATCGAGTACTTTACGAGCATGCTATACAGCCAGTTGGGGATGACGAGGGAAGTCTTTGAGGGTACTGCCGACGAACGAGTTATGTTGAATTATATCACTCGGACCATCGAGCCTCTTGTTGCTACTACCGCAGATGAGCTTAATAGAAAATTTCTAACAAAAACAGCTCGAACAAGACATCAGCAAATAATGTATTTCAATGACATCTTCAAACTGGCGACTATGGACTCTATTGCGTCTGCTGGAAGCCAGTTGGTTGTTTCTGAAGTCATTACTAAGAATGAGCTTCGTCAAAAGATGGGTTACAAGCCTGTTAATGATCAAGCCGCAGATCAGCTGATGAACCCCAATATTAATCCTCAAAATGGAAGCCAGATTCTATCAAGCGGGGAGAATACTGTGAATTTAACAAAGGATAGCGGTAGCGAGGGAATCAGCCTCTCTGAAATGAAGGTATCAGAGATTATGTAATATTGCATAATCGGAAAGGACGAAAACGTATGAAGAACAAACAATTTGACTTCGGCGGTTGGGCGACTAAAAATGATCTGCTCTGCGCCGATGGCAGAACCATTCGGAAGGACGCCTTCAAGGATGATGACGGTCGAACGGTTCCGCTTGTATGGCAGCATAATCATGATGATCCTACAAGAGTGATCGGTCATGCTCTGCTGGAAAATAAGGAAGATGGCGTATATGCTTATTGCTCTTTTAATAATTCTGAACTTGGTCAGCATGTTAGAGAGCTGGTACGGCACGGTGATGTTCGTAGTCTTAGCATTTATGCAAATCAGCTGAAACAGCACGGCGGCGATGTAGTTCATGGAGTTATCCGTGAAGTTAGCGTCGTTCTTGCTGGCGCGAATCCTGGCGCAATTATTGAGTTCCCAATGCTCGCCCATGGCGAAGAAGCTACGGATGAGGCTGTGATTTGGAGCGGTGATGATATCGAACTCGACGATGATCTGGCACACGCCGAAAATGATGAAAACGACTCCGAATCTGAAGAAGAACTCGCTCATGCGGATGATAAAGAATCTGAAAAGGGCGAAGATGAGGAAACTATTCAGGACGTTCTTGACTCAATGAATGAAAAACAGCGCAAGGTTGTTGAGTATTTGGTTGGTCAGGCCCTGGAATCTGCTGAAGAAGAAAAAGCAGAGCATGATGGAATGGAAGATGAAGAAAATCTGAGCCATTCCGATGATGAAGAAAATGACGAATCTAAAGAAGCTGATGATGCCGAATCCGAAAATGAAGAGGAGACTAAAGAAGAGGCTTCTGAAGAAGAAGTTGAACATTCTGATAATGAAGGAGAGGAATTCACTATGAAAAAGAATCTGTTTGATAATGATACTGCGAATGAGAAGGAAGAGAACACCCTGACTCATGCACAGCTGGATACCTTGATTAGAGATGCAAAACGGCTCGGCAGTTTCCGTGCTTCCATTCTGGAGCATGGTGATGACGATGAGCCTATTCATGTGCCCGCTACTTATGGCATTGACCATATTGATTACCTGATGCCCGAATATAAAGAGATTGGTAATGCTGCTCCTCAGTTTATCAAAAGGGATCAGACCTGGGTTGCGAAAGTGATGCAGGGTGTCCATCATATTCCGTTTAGCAAATTTAAGACTACTTTTGCTGACATTACTTCTGATGAAGCTCGTGCCCGGGGCTATATTACCGGACATCGCAAGACTGAAGAAGTGTTCACTCTGCTTCGTCGGACCACTGATGCTACCACGGTTTACAAGAAGCAGAAGATGGATAGGGACAATGCTCTTGAAATCACAAGCTTTGACGTTATTGCCTGGCTGAAGAGCGAGATGCGGATGATGCTGGATGAGGAATTGGCTCGTGCTTTCCTGGTTGGTGATGGTCGTGATCCGTCTTCTGACGATAAGATTAATGAGTTGAACATTCGCCCCGTTCTGCGGGATGATGCTCTGTTCGTTGTTCGTCAGGAACTGGATCCTACCGGTGATTTGATTGATGCTGTGACTTATGGCTGGGAGAATTATCAGGGAAGTGGCAATTGCGTTGCTTTCATGACTCGGCATACTTATAGTGGCCTGAAGTTGATGAAAGATAAGATGGGTCGTCGGATTTATGAAACTGATAGTGCTATCGCTAGTGCTCTTGGTGTTCGCGAAGTTATCTTTGTGCCTCAGATGGGCGATGCTACTTCCGTGCGCGTTTCCGGTAACAAGACTTACAAGCCACTGGTTATCATTATGGACCTGAGTGATTATACGGTCGGCGCTGATAAGGGCGGCAGCATTAATATGTTCGAGGACTTCGATATCGACTACAACCAGATGAAGTATCTGATCGAAACTCGTTGCTCTGGTGCTCTGGTTAAGCCCTATAGCGCGATCGTGGTTGAGGAAGAAGTAAACCCTTAACGCCCCCTTCTGATGTCGGCAATGAAGGGGACAATACTCCAGGCGAGTCCGACAATACGGATCCTACTATTACAGATCCTACTAATACGGATCCTACTAATACAGATCCTACTAATTAATTCAAAATGGAAGTAAAGGAGGCATCGCTATGGCAAAGTTTTATGGAATGATTGGCTTTGCTGAAGTTCGAGAAGGTACTGGCGACCGAATCGGAATTGATGAAGACGTCATTATTGAAAAACCTTACTATGGTGATGTTCTCCGAATTTCCAGGAGATATGAACATAGTGACAGCGTACTTGATGAACTGAAGATCGATAATAAAATAAGTATTGTAGCAGATGCGTATGCTCGGAATAATTTCTTTAGGATGAAATATATACAATGGATGGGTACTCTCTGGAATATTACAGGAGTAGAAGTAGAACGGCCGAGACTTATTTTAACAATCGGAGGTGTGTATAATGGGCCGACGGCAAGACTTGCACGCTCAACTGGTGAGCTTGTTTGACCAATATACAAAACCTTGTGTTAAATATCAGCCCGGACCGAGTGTTACACTTACCTATCCAGCAATTGTGTATAAACTAGACGATATTCCGACAAATTTTGCAAATAACAAGCCATATATATTTAATCATCGATATGAAGTTCAAGTTATCGATCGGGATCCAGAAAGTGTTCTGAGAGATAAGATGGTGCGCTTGCCTATGTGCAAATTTACAAACAGTTTTGTTTCCGATAATCTCTATCACTATGTGTTCGAGATATACTATTGATAATTTAAGGAGGAAAATACTATGGCAGTTTTGAAATGGGACCAGACTGGTGAGAAAAAGTATGAAAATGGTGTAAGCAGGGGCGTTCTATATAAGAAAGATGAAACTACTGGCAAATGGCTGGGCGTATCCTGGAGCGGCCTGACTTCTGTGTCCGAAAGCCCCGAAGGTGCGGATAAGAATGATATTTATGCAGATAACATTAAGTACGCTTCGATGCGTGGCGCCGAGACCTTTGGCGGTACAATTGAAGCTTATACTTATCCGGAAGAGTTTGAAACCTGCGATGGTTCTGCTGAACTGATGACCGGCATTGTCATTCATCAGCAGAAGCGGGAGACCTTCCGTCTGTGCTATCGGACTGAGCAGGGAAATGACGAGAAGGGTGCCGCCTTCGGTTATAAGATTCATCTGGTTTACGGATGCACTTGCAGCCCCTCTGAGCGTTCTTATGAGACGATCAACGATAGTCCTGATGCAATTACTTTCAGCTGGGATTTTGACTCTACACCTGTGGATGTTACCGGTCATAATCAGACCAGCCTGATCGTTATCGATTCTACAAAGTTCAAGACTGAAGCTGAGAAAGCTAAGCTGAAGAAGCTGGAAGATGCTCTGTATGGTACCGATCCTGATGATCAGGGCGGAGAAGGAACTGCTGCCTATATGCCCGATCCCGATAAGATCGTTGAGCTGCTGAGCTGAAATTAATTGTCAATCTTGGGCCCTCTTCTATAAATGGGGAGGGCCCATTTATTTAATTTTTTATTTACGGTATTTGAAAGGAGAAAAATAAAAATGATTAAGAAGACTATTACTTTTGAAGATTATAATGGTGAAGAGCGCACTAAGGACTTTTATTTCCATATGAACCAGGTTGAATTCTCTAAGTTGAATGGTGAGGTTCCTGGTGGAATCGAACGTCGTATGCAGAAGATTATTGAAGATCGTGATGAAGATGCACTGCTTCGCATTATTGATTTGCTGGTTAGCCGGAGCTATGGTGAATTCGATGACGAAGATGAGTTCACTAAGGTTAGCAAGACTGGTCGTCCTCTGTATGAAAAGTTTGTTAATACCGATGCTTATGACCAGCTGATCATTGAACTGATTCAGAATGAAGATAACATCGTGAATTTCTTGAAGAACATTATGCCTAAGAAGGTTCAGGGACGAATCGATGAAGAAATGCATAAGCGGCAGGAAGAAGAAAATAAGGCTGTTAAATTGACTCCTGTATCTGCAGACGCTTCTTCTACCGTGGAGTGATAAATTGTGCTCCAGATTACGATCAAGGGAATGGAAATGTTTGACGAAGAACTGTGCAAACGCGTCAGAACCAAAGATGTTACCTTGCAGCTGGAGCACAGTCTTGTTTCCATTTCGAAATGGGAAAGCAAATGGAAAACACACTATATAAATAATGATAAGATGACACCCGAAATGAGTCTTGATTATGTACGTTGTATGACGATTAGTCAAAATGTGGATCCTAAAGTGTATGACAGGTTAACTCAGGAAAATATGAAAGAGATAATTGAATACATTAATGATCCAATGACGGCAACTACATTTAAAAAAACAAGTCAGGGCGGAAGTCGAAGCGTTATAACAAATGAAATTATATATTACTGGATGACAACTCAGGGTATTCCATTTGACCCTTGTCAAAAATGGCATCTAAATCGGTTGCTTACTTTAATTCGTGTTTGCGATGAAAAGAGTGCACCTAAAAAGCGTATGGGCAAACGTGAAGCCGCAGCTCAGCGCAGGAATTTAAATGCAGCAAGACGTGCAAGAATGGGATCCAGAGGATAAAGAGGAGGTGCCCTTATGAAGAGTCCAATTGCGATAAAGCATAAGGGCAACTTCAAAAAAACAGAGACTTTTTATAAACGGTCTTTGAGAAGAGACTATATGCATATTATTGAAAGATATGGCAAGGAAGGTGTATTAATTCTTCAAAGTGCCACACCGGTTGACTCTGGAGAAACTGCAGCTTCCTGGAATTATAAAATTTATGATGACGGTAACGCTATTCATGTAACATGGAATAATACAAACGAAAACGATGGTGTAAACATTGTTTTACTTTTAATCTATGGACATGGCTTACCAAATGGCGGTTATATACAAGGAAATGATTTTGTAACGCCTGCAATACAACCGCTTCTGCAGGAACTTGCGAGAAAAGCATGGAGGGGAGTGACGAAGTAGCATGCCTGGAAAAGACACACGTGTTGTTGAAATGCAATTTCAAAATAAAGATTTTGAGAAGAACATTGCAACCAGTCAGAAATCTCTTAATAGATTCAAGAAAGATCTGAACTTCGATGACACCTCCAAAGGCCTCGAAAAGTTCGGCAAAAGCATGGACTCTTTAAAATTCGATAAATTCTTTGATAATATTCAAAGACTTACCGATAAATTTACAGGAATCGGCGATATCGGTGAATTTATGATTTCAAAGATTCGTCATTCTTTAGAAGAAGCTGCAAATAGTGCTATAAGATTCTCTAAAAGTCTCACTTTTGATCAGGTTGATGCTGGTAAAGAGAAATTTGAACAACTTAATAAGAGCATTCAGACGATTAAAGCAGCTACTGGAAAAACAGAAGAAGAAGTACAGGGTGTTCTTAAGCGTTTGAATGATTATACTGATATGACAAGCTATAGTTTTTCAGATATGGCTTCGAATATTGGTAAATTTACTTCTGTTGGTATTCCGCTTGAACAAGCAGAAAAACAGATGGAAGGTATTGCTAACTGGGCCGCTCGTTCTGGTGCTGGTATAGCAGAAGCTTCTCGTGCTATGTATAATTTAAGCCAGGCAATGGGTGTTGGTTCATTGAAATTGATGGACTGGAAATCCATTGAGAATGCTGGTATGGCGACCAAAGAGTTTAAACAACAGTTAATCGAAGCTGGATTGGCTGCTGGCACATTGGTTGCCGAAGCGAAAAAAGATGCTAATGGCGTGGAACAGATTGTTTACAAAACTGCTAAAAATTTAGGTAAGCAGGTCGAAGTAAACTTTCAAAATATGTCTCAGACCTTAAGTAAGGGATGGGCCAATACAACAGCCATTGGTAATGCTTTGCTTGGATATTATTATGAAGATCTTAAGTTCGAGAACGAAGAAGGAATGAAAGATCTTACGGACGATCAGAAGAAAATGTTTGATGAAATGTTCAAACAGTATGGCAAGATTGATGATAAATCTTGGAAAAAACTTTCTGATCAGGGTCTTGGCTCCGATGATCTTAAGCAAAGTTTATTGGACACTGCTGAAGCTATGGGTGCTTTAACTGCAGAAGTTAATGCTGATGGCAAAAAGATTTATACAACTACTGATAAGACTGGAAAGAAGATAGAATTTACTCTTGATACTTTTGAAAAAGGTCTTGGTGGTGGCTGGTTAACTCGTAGTATTGCCAAAACAGTTTATTCATTTGATGACCTTGCTAAAGGTTCTTATGATGCTGCTATGAAGTGCCTGTCTTTCACCGATGTACTAAATGCCTGGAAAGATATGATTAGTACAGGATGGATGGCTTCAATTCAGCATATATTTGGTGGATTGTCTGATTCCATAGAAGTATTTACAGCGATGTGCGATAAAGCTGGAGAAATGCTAGGTAACATATTCGGCGTAAATGGTGCTATTAATAAAATACTCGGTTTGTGGGATACAAAAGAGCACCGTGATACTTTATGGGGAATGATCATTGGTGAATATGGTGAAGGCGAAGACAAACTTTATGCAGGCGCTTATGGTTTATTAGATGTAATAAAAGATGTTGGCAGTATTATTTCTGGAGCTTTCTGGGATATAATGAAAGACTTCGCCGAACCATTTTATGGCGAGGATAAACTTGAAGAATGGGAAAACGATACTGAAGTTCGATATCAATTTCTTGCAGATCAAATGCAAGTATTTGTTGAAAAAATACGTTATGCTATTCTTAATATTAAAGAATTCTTTCAGGAAATACCAGAAGGCGCATCCAAGAGTCGCTGGGAAACGATTAAAGATATTGTCGGTGCTGTTTTTAGAGTAGTAAGTATTGCTGCACAAACGATTAGCGGTATATTTACATTCTTTGGCAAAATTAAAAAGCAACTAGAGCCAAGTATAATAGCAGTTTCTGATTTGATTACTTCTTTGGCTGGCGGTATTACAGGCGCTGAGAAAGATTTACGTAAATCGAAAGGCATTCAAACATTCTTTTCTAATTTTGCCGATGCTCTAGTTCCAGTAACTAATTTTATTAATAAGGTAGTCGTAGGTTTAGCTAAATTAATAAAAGGTTTCTTTGAATGGGGAATAGAAGGCGGTAACTTCATAAAAATATGGGAAACCATAAAGTCTGTATTCAAGGGAATTATTAATATATTTGACAAGATCAGTGGTCCAATTTTAGACTTCTTTAAAGAGATTGGCCCTGCAATTGGAGATTTCTTTACTAAAGGGCTCAATAAAGATACTTTAAAGAATTTTGGAAAAACTTTAGGCAAGTCATTAGGTAATCTTATAAATACTCTTGTTAATTATATTCCTGGATTATGGAGTAAAATTAAGAATTTCTTCTCAAGTATCTTTAATACAGCAAAAGACGTGCTTGGTGCTGAAGAACCTGGAATATTGAATTCAATTATTAACTTTATAAAAGGCGTATTTGGCGGAGTTTGGGAATTCTTAAAGAATCTTGGAAATCGTTTATCTGATGAAAATTCTTTAGCAAGTCTTATATTACGACTTCTTGGAACTGGAATTGGATTTGTTGCTGATTTATTAGGTAAAATTCGTGATTCAATAAGCGGTATTTCATTATACGATGTCGTAATAATGATTACTGGTGGTTTTATATTGTTTACTGCATTTTCACTTATTAAGTCAGCGCTTAATGTTATTAGGGGCATTTCCGAAATTGTTGGCGGTTTTGGAGAAATTTTAGATGCTATTGCATATCGAATCAGAGGTGTTGACAGTAGCGAAAAGTTCCTTCGTGTGTCACAAGGAATTGCACTTATTGCATTAGCTGTCGTTGTATTAGGGCAGATGAAGTGGCAAGAAGCCCTTCAAGGTGTTATTGCTATTGGTGCAATCGGCGGTATTGTTATACTTTTAACGAAAGTAATGACAAAAATGCTTGAGAAAGTTAAATTCTCAAGTACTATAAAAATGGCTATTGCACTTGCATCTTTGAGTGCAGGATTGCTAATTTTCTCGGCTGGTGTATTTGTACTTGTTCGAGCATTAAAACCTCTTGCTAATACAAATTGGGAAGGCCTTGCAAAGATGGGTGTAGGCCTTGCTGGAATATTATATTTATTCTCTTTATTCTCATTCGTTAGCAAGCTTGCAAAAGTTAGTTTCAAATCAATGGCCGGATTGGGCATACTTGCCATTGGCATCGGGATTCTTGTGGATTCTCTTAAACCCTTGGCCGAAGTTAATTGGTCTCAAATGGCTAAAATGGGTGTTGGACTTGCGGCTATTTTATTGATGTTCGCTGGATTTAGTCGCATTATGGGTAGCATTAAAGATAAAGGAATAAGTCAAACTGCATTCCTGGCTATTGGCATCGCTATACTTGTGCAATCTTTATTGCCTCTTGTTAGTATGGATTGGAGTCAAATGGCTAAAATGGGGGTTGGTCTATTAGCTATTCTCGTCCTTCTTGCTGGTTTTAGTCATATTGCCGGATCGCTTAAAGGCAAAGGAATGTTCAGTACTATCACTTTAGCAGCCGGTATTGTTATTCTTATGGAAGCAATCAAACCATTAGCCGATTATAATTGGGAAAAACTCGGCAAAATGGGTGCTGGTTTGCTTGTTGTGTTGTTCTTCCTTGCTGAATTCACAAAAATATCCGGAAGCTTAAAAGGCAAGAGTATGAAGAGTACAATTGCTTTGGCTCTTGGAATTATATTGTTAATGGAAGCAATTAAGCCATTGGCGGAGTATAGCTGGGAAAAACTTGGAAAAATGTTTGCAGGCCTTACTCTTACGCTTCTTGAATTAGCCGAATTTACAAAGTTAATGGTTAGCATTAAAGATAAAGGAATGAGCAAAATCATTCTTTTAGCTGCTGGAATATGGATTCTAATGGAAACCATTAAACCGCTTGCCGATATTAATTGGGAAGATCTTGGCAAAATGTTTGCTGGACTTGGTGTAGTTTTGTTCGAACTTGCTGAATTTAGTAAACACATGGCAAGTGTAAAAGACAAGGGTCTTGGTAACACTATTCTTCTTGCTGCTGGCATTTATATTCTGATGGAAGCTCTCAAACCCCTTGGCGAAATGGATTGGGAAGCTATCGGAAAAATGGGTGCCGGACTTACTGGCATATTAGTAATACTGGTTGCTGCAAGTAAAAAGATGGGGCAGATTAAAGCTAAAACTTCCTTTGGTGTTCTGCTTTTCAGCGTTGCTTTGTACGGACTATTATATGTCTTAAAGCCTCTTGCTAATTACAAGTGGGAAGAATTAGGCAAATTAGGAGTAAGTTTACTGGCGGTAATACTGATGCTTGGTGTAGCAGCCAAAGCAATTAAGGGCATTGACTGGAAGAGCGCCGTAGGATCATTTGCTATGATGCTTGGTATGGCTGTAATGATTTCTGTATTTGGAAAGACAGTTGACAAAGTAAAAGATATTAAATCAACTAAGTTATTAGCATTTGCCGGATCAATTGTTATTCTTTCAATAGCAATAAGAATTGTATTATCTTCGATTAATAAATTGGAAGCACAGTCTAAAGGCGTCGAAATCGGTAGTAAACTGGCAATGATTGCTGCGGCATTGGTTACCGTTGGTTTACTGATGTTTGAACTGTCTTTGCTTATACCGAGGATTAACAGTGCAAATATTAAGAAACTTTTAGGTTTCTCAATTGCTGTTGATTTGTTAATGCCATCAATGATTATTGCGGCATCAGCTATTAACAAGATTAATAATGTTCGGACGGGGGCTGATGTTGGTAAAAAGTTGGCTCTCATTGGTATGGCTTTAATTTCAGTTGGCATATTAATGGCAGAACTTGCACTATTTATTCCACGGATTAATAATAGTGATACACTGAAGATATTAGGTTTCTCAATAGCGGTTGATGTTTTAATGCCGTCTTTGATTATAGCTGCTATAGCAATTAATAAAATTAATGACGTTCGCACTGGTGCTGATGTTGGCAAGAAATTTGCTTTAACTATTGCTGCTTTAATCTCAGTAGGTGTATTGATGGCGGAATTAGCATTATTCATTCCAAGAATTAATAATGCCGATATTCTAAAAGTCGCAGGTTTTTCTGTTGCTGTAGATATTTTAATGCCCTCGCTGATTATTGCTGCGATGGCGATCAATAAGATCCAGGTTCCAAAAACTGGTAAAGAAACGTTCGGAAAGTTTTCTTTACTTATCGGAGCATTGATATCTGTTGCTGTAATTATGGGTGAACTTGCATTGCTTATTCCTTTAATTGATAGCACTGATGATTGGCTTGAAAGTAGTGCCAAGTTAATAGGATTTGCTATCGCTGTAGAAGCTGTAATGCCAGCATTGATTACTGCAGCTATGGCAATTAACAAAATTAAAGTTACGACTGTGGCAAAGGGATCTGGAAAAAATAAAAAAGAAGCGACATCAATAAAAGAAACATGCGAAAAATTATTGTTATTCTCTGGAGCTATCGCAGCTGTTGGACTATTAATGTTTGAATTGGCATTGCTACTTCCTATTATTGATGGAATGAAAGATTGGGCTGAAAGTAGTGCAAAATTAATAGGTTTTGCAGTTGCCGTAGAAGCAGTTATGCCTGCATTAATTACGGTTGTAATTGCCATGAATAAAATAAGGGTTCCTAATATTGGTGGTAAACAGTCTAAAAAAGGAAAGAATAATGGATCAAATAATAAAAAGTTTGATCAGGTTTATGCTTTGATTAGTCTTGTTGGCACTGCTGTTTTAGCTATGGGTCTTATTATGGCGGAGCTTGCATGGATTGCACCTCGTATCGATAGTCTTGATAATTGGGCCGAAAGTAGTGCTAAACTAATAGGCTTTGCGGTCGCTGTCGAAGCTGTTATGCCCGCGTTAATATCCGTTGCTAAAGCGATTAATACTATAAAGGTTCCAACTTTAAAAACCGGAGGAAAAAAAGTAGACGCAACCAAATATTATAAGGGACGAAAACAGCGAGTTAAAGAACATGATGTAACATCGAACGATGGCAATGAACAAGTATTGCCATTTAAGCAGTTGCTTGGATTCTTTGCTGTAATTGGTATAGCTGTTTTAGCTATGGGCCTTATTATGGCTGAGCTTGCATGGATTGCACCTCGTATCGATAGTCTTGATAATTGGGCAGAAAGTAGCGGTAAACTAATAGGTTTTTCTATTGCTGTTGAGGCCGTTATGCCTGCATTAATTGTAGTTGCTAAAGCTATCAATGAAATTAAAATACCTACAATGATGAAGGGCAATGGCAAAAATAAGAAAGAAGAAACTATTAAGTTTAAAGAGCTTACTGGATATTTTGGAATAATTGGAATTGCTGTATTGGCTATGGCTGCTATTATGAGCCTTCTTGCATTGTGGACTCCATATATTGGCAAGATGGATGAAGGTTCAATAGGCAAATTATGGGGATTTGCTATAGCTTTTGAAATAATTATGCCTGCATTGATTACCGTTGCCAAAGCTATTAATGAAATTAAGATTCCAACATTGTCTAATGGAACTGGTAAGGATAAGAAAACGGCGACTATTAAGTTTAAAGAATTAACTGGATATTTTGCAATAATTGGAATTGCTGTATTAGCGATGGGCGCCATTATGGCTGAATTTGCAGTCATAATACCGTTAATCAATAAAATTGATAGTTGGGAAGGTTTAGCTAAGCTTGTTGTATTTGCAATAGCATTCGAACTAATAGTTCCAGCGCTCTTAAATGTTGTTGATGCAATTAATAAAGTAAAAATACCTAAAATAGATAAAAAGCCTGCGAAATTTAAAGACTTAACTGGTTATTATGCAGTTATTGGTATAGCGGTATTGACTATGGGAGCTGTTATGGCTGAACTTGCAGCACTTATTCCGCTTATTAACGGCATCGATAGCTGGGAAGGTTTAGCAAAGCTTGTTGTATTTGCTTTTGCTATTGATTTGGTTATGCCTGCTTTGATAACAGTTGCAGAGGCTATAAGTAAAATAGAATTACCTAAAAATGGTAAACAACTTTATAAAGCAAAAGATTTAAGTGGGTATTTTATAACAATAGGACTTGCAGTTGGAGCCATGGCTGTGGTTATGGCAGAACTAGCATTCTTAATTCCTTTGATTAATGACATTGATAGCTGGGAAGGTTTAGCTAAGCTTGTTGTGTTTGCTTTTGCTATTAATCTGGTTATGCCTGCTTTAATAACTGCTGCTGAAGCTATTAATTCTATTGAATTGCCGATGAACGGGAAAAAAGTTCTTAAAGCAAAAGATTTAAGTGCTAAATTTGCATTAATAGGAATGGCGATTGGTACTGTTGCTTTGCTTATGGGCGAACTTGCTCTATTGATTCCTGCTATTAATGGAATAGAAGGAATTGGCGGCATGGTTAAATTAGTAGTATTCACTATTAGTATTAACATTTTAATGGCTTCATTGAGTACCGTTGTACAAGCCATTAACGATATTAAGACACCTACATCAAAAGAAGCTCTTAAGAAGAAGATGCTTATTCTTGCTGAGGTAATGGGCGTAGTTGCGCTGCTTACTGCAGAAATGGCATTGTTTATTTATAGAATTAACGATGCTGATATTATTCGTTTAATAGGTTTTGCAATTGCTGTCAGAGCACTAATGCCAGCCCTTAATAGTGTTGTAAAAGCTATAAACAATATTCAGACGCCGACTTCCAAAGAGGCTCTTACTAAGAAACTTTGGATTCTTGGCGGATCTTTGATAACCGTTGCCGTTATCATTGCAGAAATGTCATTGTTTATTGATCAGATTAATTCTAGTGATTTTGAGAAATTGTTAGGATTTGCCGCTGCCGTATATCTGGTTATGCCATCCCTTGAAAAAGTAGTTGGTATGATTAATGATATTGAAGCTCCTGAAGAAGGCAAAGAACTTGGTTTTAAAATGGCCATTCTTGGAGGTGCATTTATTGCCGTTGCTGCTATTATTGCCGAGTTGGCACTACTTTCAAATCAAATAAATAATTCAAATTTCGAAAGTATGCTTGGAATAGCAGCTGCAGTATATCTTATTCTTCCGGCCTTAAGCAAAGTAATAGAAGCTATTGGTGAAATTGAAGCTCCTGAGGAAGGCAAAGAAGTAGGATTTAAGCTGGCTATTATGGCAGGCGCATTAATTGCCGTTGCTGCAATTATAGCCGAACTTGCGCTTCTTGGTGGAATGATAAGTAATGCCGACGTTCTCAAAATTATGGGTTTTGCTCTAGCTGTTGATATTATCATGCCAGCTTTGATTATGGCAGTTTATGCAATTAATAAGATCGAAGCTCCTGAATCATGGGGTGATGTCGGCAAAAAGATAGCAATGATGGCTGTCGCTGTTATTGCCGTTGGCGGCTTGATGGCAGTGCTTGCTCTTGTGATCGATAAAGTTCAGGGAATTGAGCCAGTTGCAATGCTTGCGTTTACTGCAGGCGTATTAGTACTTGGCATAGCAGTTGCTTTGATGGTTGCTGTTATTGGCGGAATTAAGCAGTCAGCTATGAATAATCTAGGCAAAAAGTTAGCTGTAATTATTGTAGCAGTAATCGCTATTGGCGCACTTATGTATATCTTTAGCGAAATGTTAGACTCAATAAAAGATATCGATCCAAAAGCGATGCTTACATTCTCAGCAAGTATTATATTGTTAGTAATAGCACTTGCTGGTGCTGCTGCTATTATATCAGTACTTGGTAAAGTTGATGCTGGTACTATTGCAAAAGGTTCAGCTGGTTTAGTTGCAGTTGGAACAGCACTAGGAGCCGTGATCGATGTTATAGCTGGATTTGCAGCTAGCGCTATCGATAAAATGACTAGCGCTTTAATCGATATTGGTACTTCTTTAAGATGGTTTGATGAAGATGTTTCTTTGGTTAACTCAGATCGTGTTAGAGATGGAATGAGTTTAGTTAAAGATTTATGTGAACTAGCCATTTATGTGGCCGATAAAGGTGATCTTTCTGGGAATATTGACCGATATTCTACAACCATGGCTCGACTAGGTGCTGGTATTTCTTTATTTAATGGAAATGCCGGAGGATCGGCTGGTATAAGTAGAGCTAAAACTGCTATCTCTGATATTGTTGAAATGTCAAGTGAGCTTTCAGCGTTAACCACAATAAGCGATGTATCTAGTACAATATCGAATATAGCAGGCGCAATTAAAATCTATATCAATACGCTTGAAGGTAAGACCTTAGAAGGAACGCCTGATTCTAGTAAAATAAGAGATGTATTTATTGCTTTAAATGAAGCCATTCCAGATGATACAATGGTCGCTGACGCATCAGCCTTTGCTGATGAAACAAAAGCGTCTTCATTAAATTCTTATGCGATAGGCTTAGCTAATATTTCTACTGCTTTAGAATCATTTGCTAAAGGTACCGAAACGATGGACTTTAAGTCTATTAGCACGGCGATCACTAAACTTCAAGCAATTTCTGATCTCGGGCCCCTTATTAAAGAAACTGTTACAACAAAAGTTGATATTGGGGGTTTTATAACTTTTGAAAAAGAGGTTGTAAAAGAAAAAGAAAGTTTGCAATCTTTTGCTACAGATATTACGTCGCTTACTACTGCTTTAACCAACTTCGGTACAGAAATGGGAAATATTACTGACGAAGGTTGGGGTCGAATTGATGCTGGAATTGGTCATTTGCAAGCTTTTGCTAAACTTGAAGGTAGTTTAACGCCTCTTGGAGGTCTTGTAGAATTCGTCATTGGCAAAAGAGATTTAACTTCTTTTAGCAAAAAGATTGGACCATTAGGCAAAGGCTTAAAAGAATTTTGTGATCATATTGTTGGAGCACCATCATTAAACAATGGGGAAGCAGATACCGCTTCTGATGTGTTGATTAAATTAGCAACAGCAGCTTCAACTATGCCACGTAATTCTGGAATATTTTCTAAGTTTTCAAATACTAACATTACAAAATTTGCAGATCAAATACCTTCTTTGGGTACAGGTGTTTGCGGATATGCTAATGCTGTACGAGATATAACTGGTTTGGGAAGTGAAAAATTAGAAACCGCAACCAAGGTTCTTGTTGCCATTTGTGAAGCTGCTTCTAAAATTCCTGCAAATGAAGGAATGATTACTTTATGGAGCAATATTGATTATGATAAATTTGGCGACGGATCAATGACTTCTCTTGGTAAAGGCGTAACTAATTTTGCAGAAGCTGTTAAATCTGCACCCGGATTATCTGATACAAGTTTAGAAACCGCAACTAAGGTCCTTGTTGCCATTTGTGAAGCTGCCGCATTGATTCCTGAAAATTCTGGATTAGTTACCTTGTTTAAAGGTGTTAACTATTCAACATTTGAGAGTGATATGGGGCATATGGGTGCTGGTTTGCTTGCTTTTGCTAGAAATGTTGGAGGTCTTGTAGCTCAGGATCATAAACTTAAAGCTAAAGACTTAACTGATGGAGAACGTGAAAATATTCAGGTTGTCACAAGTATAGTTGATTCTTTTACTAAGTTAATCGAAATACTTTCAACTTTAACAGATTTGAGTACAGATTTAACAAGTGCGAGCGAACGTATAAAAAAGAAAATGTCAGAAATTGGAAATGATCTTGGCCAAGCGATGATATTGTTCTTAGAAGGCTTTTTTAATGAGAATGAAGCAAGCGCCGATGTACGTAGAGATAAACTAGATAAAATTGTAAGTGAATATGATACCTATTTACCAGCAATTGAAGAATTTGTCGAAGTGCTTTCTGGATTATCTTCAATTTCGTTCATTAATCCTTCTAATATAGAAACCATGCTTACAGGTGTTTCTACTGGCTTAACCTCTATATTAACGTTTGATGACGAAATACCATGGACTCAAAAGCATAACAACATATTGGATCGAGTTGTGAATATATGTGATGCTCTTGGTAAAATGCGTGATTATATTGGCGCTTACGAATCTAAGTCTATAGAGAAATGGTTTGGCGATCTAGTTAATGCCTATTATATGTATCGAAAAGCAATACTATACGAAGGTTGGGATGATCGTAGAGAAAATGTAACCAATCATATTATCAAAATATGTGAAGGATTAGGATTAATTAGTGATTATATTCATGATTATAATTCTAAATCTATAGAACAATGGTTTGTTGATTTAGTAGATGGATATAAAGCATTTGCCGATGGCATCAATAATATTTATGCTGATGAAAGTGGGCAATTTGCTTGGACTGAAGGAACACAAACCGCTTTTGATAGAATTAAAGAAATGGTTAATATTATACAAACCCTTGATGGTATTGAATCACCAACAATTTCTCCGGTTATGGACTTTAATACAGTTGAACAGCAGCTAATGCAATGGGGTAATAAGCCACTTCCTGGTATAAGTACCATGCTAAATGGTGATATTAGCTTGAAATTGGATGCTTCTCAATTAGAAGCCATCACTCCCAAAGATTACACAGTTTATTTCGATTCAATAACTACAAAGATGAACGAAATGAATAAAGATATTGTTAATCTTGGTAGTGAGATACGGCGTATGAAAGTTGTTATGGACACTGGTGCTGTTGTTGGCGCCATTGGCGATGGTGTTGATTACCATATTGGTAAAAACGCATTCTTTGAATCGCGGTTAAAAGGTTAAAAATTATTTATTGAAAGGAAGGAATCAGTGTGTATCACTCCATAATTTTTATTGACGGTAATGTTTCTAGGAATACGTGGGATCATTGGCACCTGATTCCTTCCTCTCGTCCTGTTGTATCCAGACCGAACCCCGTCTATAAGTATATAGATATTCCAGGCATGGATGGTTCTTTGGATATTACAAATTATTTAGTAGGAAGACCTACTTATTCGGATTGTACAGGAACGTTTGACTTTATTGCAGCTAATGATGAGCCTAGTTATGGTGACTGGACATTCCGTAAATCTACGATTTCTTCATTCCTCGATGGTCGAGAAATGAAGATGGTTCTCGAGGATGATAGCCAGTATTATTATGTAGGAAGATTTTACATGAAAAATTGGCAATCGGGCCCAAACTATTCAACCGTTACAATCGAATATCGGGTAAAACCGTATAAATTCAGATCATATAATGGGGAGAAGGTGTGGGCTTAATGTTTAAAATTTATGCAATGCATTTTAATCAAAATGGAAGTATACAGGAAGCAAAAACACTGATTCAATCAATTCCGGCAACTGATGAAAATGGTATTTATTTATTAAATCCTAAAGTTACAACTAAGGTTGGTAGTGCTGAAAGTTTTGATTTTAGTTTGCAGCCGGGCACAAAATATTACGATGCCTTTATTCAGCTTAGAACATATTTCTATGTTGAATATGATGGCGATTTGATATTTTATGGTCGTGTTTTGACAATCGAAAATGGCTTTTGGGGCGAACAACAAGTCAAATGCGAAGGTGCTTTTGCTTTCTTTAACGATAGTTATTTTCCAAGTGATGAGGAATCTAAACGTCCGATTCGTTCGACTGCCGAGTATATCACGGCAGTACTAGAGAATCATAATACGCAGCTTCATGACCCTTTACGGTATGTTTATCCTGGAGAGATACCAGGAATGTATACTAATGCTACCTCCGTCGAACAAAGAGTAGAAGAAGATAGTAGAGCATTCGGTGAGAATGGATGGCGTCAAACAAAAGCAGCTCTCGATGATCTTACAAGTCATTATGGTGGGATGTTTAGGATTCGTCATGGAAATGATGATAAATTATATTTGGATTGGTATAAGCATTATTATAATGCTACAATTAGCGATCAAATTATAGAAGTGAGTAAAAACCTGATCGATGTAACTCGTATTACTGAGGTTAATAATATATTTACGGTTGTTGTTCCAATTGGAAAAGGCACAAGTGAAGACACAAAATTGTATATTGATGGAATGTATTTTCCGGTGAGTAGAGTAAGCGAATTTTATACGCCTGAAGAATTACGATCCGGGTATCATTTACCTGAAGATTATGCACAAGCTGAAAGCAGATACGGTATTATTATCAAGCCTCAGGAATTTAATGAGTGCACCACTCAAGATGAATTACTTAGAGAATGTGCGAAATGGGTAAAAGAAAATTATCAGGGCGGAATAGAAGAATTTTCAGTTTCAGCGGTCGATCTACATCAGCACGGTGTCGATGTACGAAAAATTATGTCTGGCGATAGGAATATTATTCGATATCCTATTGGCAATGGAAAAACTGCGGATCGAACACTTACTTGCACATCGGTATCATTCGAACTTTATAATCCTGAAAATAATCAATACACTTTTGGGATTCCTGCAAGTTCATTAAGTAAAGGATATAGTGTAACTTCTAAGAAAAGTGATAAAGATGCTGATGATATTATTAAAGATATGCCTACTCCTGGTGGAGGTGGCGGAAAAATACCGAATCCTTATGAAGAGTGGTATGATGATACATTAGCTTGGCTGAAAAGTCATCGTGTTTGGTGGGCTCATTTGACAACTGATGAAAAAAATAGGTTTCCTCGTGGGTCAGGCCCGAATGGTAATACAATTACTAGTAATTTTATTTATGATATTGCTCAAAAAGATGCTGATGGTGATGCATTAACTAATATTTGGGTTCCATATTTTGAAAGAACTCACAATGTAGGAACTGCGAAAGAACCTAAATACATATATGACTGGCGTATTGTTGGCGGAAGACCAACTGGAAGATGGAAAAGTATAAAAAGAAAAAAGCTAAAAGATTATTCATATGATCTGAAGAGCGATCATTTATTTGAGTATGTATATAATGAATGGAATAAGAAAAACTTTTCCAGTGATATGCCATTATTTAATCCAAGTAATCCTGAAGAAATTTTTAGTATGCTAAATGAATCCGGTTTCACTTTTGATACTGGAGCAATTGACAAGTATTTGAATATTGGCGATACTATAATGAGCGCCTTAAGTCCTAAGAATCTTCTTGGTTTAGGTGAAGGCTCATGGGGAGATTTCATTGTTAATAAATTAGATGAATGGGGACTCGGCGATAATCCAGTTGTCATTAAAGGAAAAGAGTTTATTAACAGCCTTGATGAAAAAGTTAATAACATATTTTCATTTGGCGATGGAAATTACAGTTTAGGTGCTTTAAAAGAAGATCTTGAAGGTAAATTCGATTTTAAGCAGATACTTGTTGATGCTGCCAATGGATATCTTGAAAGCTCGGGCGATATTCACTGTGGTGGTGATATTACTTGGTTTGATGATATGGGCGATCTTGCAAGTGCTAAGGAACTTCAAATCGAGGCAATTAATACTAAAACTGAATTTGGTAGTTTGGTTAATGACTATTTTACGAATCCGATTACAGGAGAACGAGAAATTTATGCTTATAAATTTTCACAAGCTATAGAAGAGTACGCTAATGGTCAATTGGTCGTAGCGACTGTCGACGGTAATGTTGTTAAACTTGGTGGTAACCACACAGCTAGTGTAATAACCACTGCTCTTAATAATATTTCAAATGTTTGTGGTGAATTTACATATTCAGTTGACCCAAATACCGGAGAACGTAAAGTTGTTTTGCATAATGGAACCGGTATGTTTATGACTAGAAATAATACACAATATGGCGTATTTGATGATGGTAATCTTACAGCCGGTGTTATGGTTGAAAAATTTGAAGATATAACTGAAACCGATAGAGTAAAAGCTCGAACTAGTTTTGGATTCTATGATAATGATACTCTTACCGGCGGCATAATGGTTGAAAAACTAAACGATAACACCGTAACAACCCATATCAAGGGCGATCGGGTTATTGTCGGAACGGTTGACGATCAGACAGCCCAGACAATGCAGAGCAAGTTCGGGGAACTGGACGGTCTGGTGGCGGCAAAAGCTACGATCGGGCAGTTAAATGCATTAAGTGCAAGGGTTGGCGATATTGAGGCTGATTATATTACTACTCAGAATTTGGTGACCGAAGTAGCAAGAGCTACCAAGATTACAACCAGAGCCCTTGACGTTGGAGGAAATCTCCGCGTCGTCGGTGATCAGGGAAATGCGTACACTGTTACATTTGGTAATTATGTTACTACAAACATTTCTTCTCCAAACACATATGACTACGAAGGTACAAGCGTTGACATGCGGAAAGCTTTTTACGATGTCGAAAAAGAGGTTAATGGTAATGAAGTTACCTTAGTCTTCAAGACAATGTATGGGCTTTCAACTCAAGAGAAACGAGTAACTTTTAATAGAGCTGCTTCGGTAAATCTCACCGGAAGCTGGAGCAGCAGCAGAACATTTACCGTTACGGAAACTAATTCCGGTGAAACATATTCGGAGACACCCGTGTATAGCACAGGGGCTGGATATAGTCAGTACGACAGCATTACTGTAGACTCTTTCAGTAGTGCACATTATGCATATGCGAGGGTTTCTTCCAGTTCCAACCAAGGTGGTAATGTGTTGTTCGGATTTAAGATTGATGCGAATGGGCAATATAATTCCGGATGGGATTATGGACAAACCCAAATAACTCGGGCAACAAGGGCAGCTACAAGTCAAGAAACAACAGTAAAAACACTTGATTATTCTGAACGATTTGCCATTGTTGACGCATATACAAAATCAGATGGAACAACTTCAGAAATAAAGTATATTGTAGAAGCAAAAGCGGATCGATATTCAGATGGCCAAGCTGCTGTTACACTGACGGATCCTTCTTGGAATTCTATTTCTACATTAACCTCGAGCCGCACTGTAACCGTCAGCACAAGTGGACGGCCTACCAAGTTGAGTAAAAGCAAAACAGTATTTTTAACAACTGGCTCGTGGGGAAGCGGGAGTATCCCTATTTATATTAGGGACGGAAGTACCAGTGGAACTATTGTTGCCCAAAGTAGTGTATCGTTACCAGGTGTATCTGGATTTGATACTGCAGCACCGGCAAATGAGTCTTACACCAGTTCTGGTGGAACAACTTATACCAACAACAGTAGCGGGTATCAAATACTATCTACTGGTTCATCTGGAACTGCAGCCATTGTGGTAAAGAGCACATGGACCCAGGGTGGATCAACAGTAACTGGAAAGAGTTATCTGAGCGCTGCTCCGACAGCACTGTACAGGGCCGCTTATTCAAGCGGTGATACGGCCGGATATAATAGGAGTGCTGCTGAATCTCCAACAGGATTTAGCAGTAGTTCGCCGGCTAATGAATCTTATGCTATTTCTGGTGGAACCACAATAACCAATAATAGCGATGGCTATTATTTGCAATCTAGTGGAAGTAGTGGAGTGGCATATATAGTTGTTACAGGAAGTTGGACACAAAGTGGCCATAGTAAAACTTCAAAAAACTATCTTAGAAGTGCCCCGACTGCCATATATCGAAAAGGATACTCAGATGGCGCGGCTTCTTCGGCAAGCCCAGAATGGATCGGCCAAGGATATGTAGCAAATACGAATAATTTACCAGATGGAACAAAGCATTCGTTAAGCGGTTTAAAAACCGTGATAGTTGATAACCGTAGTAAACAAGGGTACATTTACTTCAGGATTAAAATCAGTGGAACTTATCACGTATATTACTTCGTTGATAATGGAAATGGCTGGACTTCGTAAAAGTAGTAAAAGGAGCAAATAATTTATGACTGATGTTGATATTATTAAAAATGCAGTTGATGTGCTTGGATCAATTGCAATTCCCGTAAATCTTCTTGAATCCGTTGGAGCACCTATTTATCAGGTTCGTAAAAATTTGAATATATTGCTTAACGCGATTATTGAAAAAACCAAGCAGGAACAAGAAAATATCGAGCAAAAAGAAGTAACAGAACAAGAAACCGAATAATCAAAATGGAAGGAGAAGACGGCAATGGACTACTATGAAACGCCTACATTAATCTTAAAAGACGGGACGGTTCTTGAAGGAAGCGAATGCGGCTATGCTGACCATAATTTGTGGTGCTATATAAAGAATTTGTCGTTAACGGAAACCTTTGCCGTCTTCTCTGATCCTTCCAAAACCGAAACTATTATCTTCAGATATGGAAATACAGAAGAAAAGTATGTCGGGTTCACTAATCTGGACATCGTTCATAAAAAAGAATTCACGGTTGATGTTCGATTAACCGGCGGTCAGAAGGAGTGATAGTAAAAATGTACAGAGGAACTACACCCACAATTCCTATTCGCATTAAAGGGATTGATCTGACAGGAGCAAAATTATTTCTCACTTTTCAAAATGCTCTTGGAAAAAAGCTAACGTTAGAGTGCCCTGGTGACTTTTCCGTTGAAATGGATGGTAATGACACCGTTGGCCAGGTAACCTTAACCCAGGAGCAGACTTTGCAACTAAGTGCTAAAAAGCATTCTGTCCAAGTAAGATGGGTTGACGCGCATGGTACAGCAGGAGCTACAAAGATTCAAGAAATCTGCGTAAAGGATATTCTGCTTGATGGGGTGATAAGTTATGAATAACTGTCAATGCGGAATTGAATTTGAAATTGGCGATGAAAGCGAAGTTTCTTTTCTGTTTGATGCGGAACAAGAGACTTTGCTTGAAACCGGGGATCCAGTAATTCCTATAGAAACGAGAAATTATGAAATCCTCGACAATAAGCCTCAGATTAATGGGGTTGAACTGTTGGGAAATAAAACTTCGTCTCAGCTTAAGATAAAAGAATCCGATTCGATGAGCAATTTTGATATCGAAGAGGTTCTATATAACATATTTAATTAAATGAAGGAGTGGTCGACATGAGCGAGCATACTGAAACAAGACTTGACAAAAATGGTCTTCTTTATTTGGTTCAAAGATTGAGAACGATCTTTGGCAATCTTTTCCAGGCAAAGGAAGCGGGGAAAGGGCTCAGCACGAATGATTACACCACTGCTGAGAAAACGAAGCTTTCCGGAATCGCTGAAGGAGCTACGGCAAATGTTGGTACCGTAACCGGCATTACAATGAACGGTGCTTCTAAGACCGTTGGCGCAAATGGTGTTGTAGATCTTGGAACGGTTATTACTCAGCATCAGGATATTTCAGGAAAGGCAAACCTCACTGATATTCCGACAAAAACCAGTGATTTAACAAACGATAGCGGTTTTACGACAAATGTGGGCACTGTAACCGGTATTACAATGAACAGTGCTTCTAAAACCGTCGATGCTAATGGCGTTGTAGATTTGGGAACGGTTATTACTCAGCATCAGGACATTTCTGGGAAGGCGGACATTACCGATATCCCAACAAAAACAAGCGATTTAACAAATGACAGTGGTTTTCTTACTCAGCATCAGGACATTACAGGAAAGGCAAATGTAGATAGCCCTGCTTTTACCGGAATTCCGACAACGCCGACTGCCGCAACAGCTTCTGATAATACTCAGGTAGCGAATACAGCGTTTGTGAAAGCTGCTATAGCTGCTGCATTGAGCGGCAAAATTGATCTGCAGTTTCTGTTTTTGCAGACCCTTCCGGCAACAGGTGTAGTAGGAACATTCTACTTTATACCAAATCCCGATTCTGTTACGGGTGATGAATGGATTGAGTATGTGTGGGATGCCACAAACAGCAAATTTGAGAAGATCGGATCGGCAGCTGTTGATTTAACCGGATATTTTAACACTGAGAATCTTCCAGCCATTACGAATGCTGAGATTGATACGATTTTAGCGACTTAATGGAGGTGCAAAATCGATGGCTAACCGACTCGATAGCACCGGTCTTTCTTATTTATGGGGGAAATTGAAAGCACTATTTTCGCAGAAAGCTGATAATACAGTTTTTCAAGGAGCCAGCAGTGTATCCGCTGGCGAAAAAGGTCTTGTTCCTGCTCCCGAAGCAGGTACAATCAATCGTGTGCTGAGAGGAAGCGGAATGTGGACATCTTTAGTTCAGGATTTTTCACAATCATCCTCAAATGCAGATATACCTAGTACAGCCGCCGTTGTTAATTATGTCGGAACAAAAATTGTTGACCTTGTTTATCCGGTAGGCTCCATATATATGAGCGTTGCAAGTACATCGCCGAGCGTTTTGTTTGGTGGGACGTGGCAACGGCTTGAAGATCGTTTTCTTGTAGGAGCAAGCGCACAAAGCCAGAGCTATCCGGCAGGAGCGACTGGCGGCGCTGCAAGCGCAAGTTACACCCCTGCCGGCACGGTTGGGAACCACACGCTGACAATAGATGAAATACCGAGCCACAGTCACGGATTAAACTCTCATGTGCATAGCGTTGGCAAACACGCACACGGGCTTAATTCGCACACACATGGCGCTGGTACGTATAAGGCAGCGAGCAATGGATCGCATTCACACACATTCAATGACTATTGGAGCGTGTCAGCGACAACAAAAGACAGACAATGCGTGTCTTTTTCCTCAAATAGTTCAAACGTAGGAGCATCAACAAATTCGGCTGGAGCACACGAGCATTCAATATCAGGATCATCTGGCGCGGCTTCTGGCAATACGGCGGACAGCACAGCGTTCAATTCTGGACAGGCGACTGGAAACACTGCAGCTAACGGAAGCGGAAATGCACATAGCCACGGGTTCACAGGTACGGCAGCAACGATAGCGACGGTACCTCCGTACTTGGCAGTATATATGTGGAAAAGGACAGCATAAACAGGAAGGAGAAAACATGAAAGCAGTTGTAAACGAGCAGACAATTAACAATGTTGCATGGAGCGCAAACGAAGGAACAGGGGTGCTTCAGTTTCAAACAAGCAGGACTATAGCCGAGCTTGAGGAAATCTTCAATTCTTCCAATGCAATAAATATCAGCATATACACGGAAGAAGACCAACTTGAAGAAATGTGGTATTTGCGTACATTGCACGAAATTTCATGCAAAAAGGCGAATGACGAATGGATTGCGTCCGTTACGTTTAAGGTTTCGGCGATCGATAACAACAGCGAGGCAGAAATTCGTGGCAGCATCAGCGACAGCGATGATGCTCTGATTGAACTTGCCGGAATGATTTCTGATATTGCTGATTCTCTGGAAAATACCGATTCACGCATTCAAACGCATCAAGAAATTTTGGACAGGATTTCAAACCTTTATGATGCGCTTGCCGACAGAGTAGCGATCCTTGAAAACAAATAAAGGGGCGGAACGAAATGGTTAAAATTTACGTTAAGCAGATCAGGTCTGGAAAAATGACAATTGATCAAGTGCCGGAAAAGTGGCGTGAAGAGGTCCGAAAAGCTTTGGAAGAATGATATCTTCACATAAGGAGAATGCCATGCATAAAGCAGTTGATGATGCTCTTAAATGTACGCATCCCGGTAGACGGTGGAAGCGAAAATATAAGAGAGCAAAACGGGCAATAATTATGTCACATAAGGAAAAAACAATGAACTTCGCATAAGGAAAATATCTATAAAAAACTGAATTCGTAAAAGGATGTTTTTGATATGTGGATCTATGCTAATCCGAATCCTTTACGTAAACAAGTCCCAGATTGTGTAATTCGAGCTATATGCATAGCACTCAATAAGAGTTGGCTAGAAGTATACGACGATTTATGCAATCTGGGACGTTCTGAGTTTAATATGCCTTCAGCAGATGTTGTCTGGGGCAAATACCTTTATCAATTAGGCTTCGAGCCTTTTTTACTACCCTATAGTTGCCCAAGATGTGTGACTATTAGAGAGTTTTCTAAAATATTTCAAAATGGAACCTATATTATTGGCACAGGCAGTCATGCCGTGGCTATAATTAATGGTAATTATTACGATAGCTGGGATAGCGGAGATGAAATTCCCAGTTTCTTTTGGAAAATAACATGAGATGAAAGGGGCTTTGTTATATGCCAAATTATTACAATCCGAATTTATTCTATCCAGCTACTTATCAGAATGCATATTCTAATCCTGTATATCCTCTTCCTCAACAACAGGTTGCTCAATCTGGCATGGCTATGACTGACGACCTTGTTATGAAGTGGGTAGATGGAGAAGTTGGTGCTAAAGCATTTCAAATGCCTCCGGGATGGCCGGCAAATAAGCCAATTCCACTTTGGGATAGCACCGATACGAATGTGTTTTTGAAAAGTTGGAGCCCTATGGGCTTTCCGAATCCTATTCAGAAACTTCATTACACGATGCCTGAGCAGCAAGCACCTTCTGTTTTGCCTGCAGGACAAAGTGGACAGACCTCTGAAGCGTCAGCTCCTGATATGAGCCAGTATGTTACAAAAGACGATTTGAATCAAATGAAACAAGAAATCCGTAATATGCTGAACAATCAAAATGGAAGAGGAAATCAGCGAAATGATGGAAACAGAGGTGAGAATCGATGAATCCACTTTATCAAAATTTGATGAATATGGGTATGCCGGTTCAACAACCAACATCGTTTAGTGGTATGACTTTTCAGAATCCTATGCAGAAAATGCAGTATATCATGCAAGCAATGAATAATCCTGCTGCTTTTGTAAGACAGGCAATCCCTGATATTCCACCAGAGATTGCTAATGATCCAAATCAAATTCTGCAATATCTGCAGAAAACTAGAGGTATCTCTAATGAGCAGATTCAACAGGCTGCTATGCAGATACCGAGGTTTTAGGAGGTAAGTAATGGATACGATTTTTGATAAACCTTTAAATAAGGAATTGAATGATAAACCTGACTATGCTACCGAAATGCCGATGAGCGACTCAGATTCAACTTCAGTATCGCAGGCTATTGTGAACTTACAGGAGCAGACAAGTAAGAGGATCCCATCCGAACCGCCGGATACAAATTATGGCATCGTGTCAAATATGTTTGTTAGCTATGACAGTGGTACATGGTACTTGAATTTAGTAACACCATCGTCTTCAACATGGAAAAAAGTAGCACTAACGAATGTTACTTAACTTCGCAAAAGGAAAACACGGAGAGTAACATGGAATTTGAAGAAGTTAAACAAATTGCATTGAATTCCGTTGATGAATCGGCAAACATGAATGAACTGATACAAATTGTTATTAACAAGATTTATCAGCAAGGTGTTGAAGATGGGAAAATGGAACATAATGGGAACCGCGAAAAACATTATGATGTCAGACAAACCACATGATATGGCGAAGAAATATTATTATCTACGATACACGGATATTGTTGTTGTGTATCTTACATATGAAGAAAAGGATAGTTTCATCCGTAAGAACTGGAGTGTAACACTGATTCCGTGTGAGTAACTAAAGTAAAAAGGAGCGTATTGCGTACATGAACATGGACAATTTCAAGCCATTGCAAGAATGGATGGATAGCATACCGGAGCCGAAATGGTGGCAGTTCAGAACACGATTCATCTGTTGGTTGTCTGACAGGATTGATGATCACAACACGAGAAAGCATGAACGAAAACTGATAAAAATCGTACCAAAGGATTAACTTCGCAAAAGGAAAATATTTAAAGGCGACTAAAGGAGAAAAGAAAATGAGTAGAGTTGTTGTTATTGAAAAAAATAAGGATGGAAAAATTGAACTCACAAAAGAAGAACTTCAGAAAATGCTTGATGATGCATACACCCAAGGATACAGAGACCACCAAGTAAGATATGAAACGATTACATATCCAAGTTATCCAGTTTGGTATGCAACTACAAATACAATAAGTAAAGACTCCGTGACGTTGAACAGTACTGACGTTAGCATTTAAAGGCGACTTTGCAAAAAGGAAAAACAGTAAATTTTCTACATTTTTCTAATGATTGTTAACCAAATCCTCCCTCGCTATCCCGAAACGGATATAAGCATTTTACGCGTATGCTTGACTTGAAGGATTTGGAGCAATAAAGAAGATCGTTTCGTTATGAGGCGGTCTTCTTTCATTTTCATATTTTTATCAGCTAGTAGATAAGCTATCAGGTTGAAAGATATTTGCAAAACTGATAAAACATCAAATTTCTTTTTTCATCTAGGAGGGATCAGAATGACTGGTGAAAATGGAACAATGTATATGCCTGTGGCACCTGCGTATGGTGGTAACGACATGTTCGGTGGAAATTCTGCTTGGTGGATTATTATTCTGTTGATCTTCGGCGGATGGGGCTGGGGAAACAACGGCTATGGTGGCAATGGAGGCATCGGATCCGAGGTACAACGTGGTTTTGATCAGAATGCCATTATGAATGGCCTGTCTGGAATTCAGAATGCTATTACTACCGGCAATGCTGCAATGCAGAGTTCTTTCCAGAATTGTTGTTGCCAGAATCAGCTTGGAATCGCCGATCTTAAGTACACTGTTGCCACTGAAGCTTGTGCCGATCGTAATACTGTATCTATGGCTCTTCGAGATGTTCTTGAGGCTAACAATGCGTCTACTCAGCGTATTCTGGATACCATGTGCCAGGATAAGATTGATGCAAAGAATGAACTGATTGCTAATCTGCGTCAGCAGCTGGCTGCTGCTCAGGCTGCGGCTTCTCAGAATGCTCAGACTGCTGCAATCATTGCTAATAATGAAGCTCAGACAGCGGCTCTTGAACAGTATCTTGCGCCAGTCCCGCGTCCTGCTTATATTGTGCAGAATCCTAATGGCTGCAATTGCGGTGCTAATTTCGGTTGCGGCACTATTTAATTTAATATGTCATATTGGGGCTATTGCATCGCTGTGATAGCCCCATTTTTAGTCAAATTACTAAATAGACTAATTTTGATGGAGGTAAAAAGTTATGGCTGAATTTATTTATAACGAGATTCAGCAGATTCCTGCTGGTTCTTCTGCTTTGCTTAATGATGCGATTCCATGCAATCGCGGATATGTTCTTCATCGTCCTGGTTCTGGTATTCTTACTCTTAAAGGTGCGGTTAATAATCCTTGTGCTCGCTTCGCGAGATATAAAGTAGTTTATGATGGTAATATTGCAGTTCCAACAGCAGTTGCTCCTGGAGAGATTCAGGTAGCTATTGCAATCGGAGGAGAAGTTCTGTCTTCAAGTATCGCTGCTGCAACTCCGACAGTTGCCGATGCATATTGGAATGTTTCGGGCTTTGCGATCATCGATGTACCAGTAGGATGCTGCTATACTGTCGCTATTGAAAATGCTACCGTTTCTGAAGATCCCGCTACTACGCCGGCTATTCCGATTAATATGCGGAATCTTAATGTTGAAGTAACCAGACTGGCGTAAAGGAGGAAATCAAAATGGAAGTAAAAAAGCATGAAATGCTAGAGCAGAAAATGTGTAAAGAACTGGATATGCTTGAAGAAAAGATGAGAACTGGCGGAGAAATGAGCATTCAGGATCTCGATAAGATTGATAAGCTTTATCATGCATTGAAGAGTATGGCTACTTATAATGCTATGAAAGAAGCTGAAGAATATGGATATTCTGAAGATGGAATGAGTGGTCGTCGTGGACGTGATGCTTCTACTGGAAGGTATATTAGTCGGGATGATGGCAGAAGTTATACCGATGGGTATTCCAGGGGATATTCTGAAGCGATGAATCAAATGAATAATAGCGGACATTACCCTCCTATGCCTGATTATACTCCTCGGCGGTGGTGATTTTATGCTGACAATTACCATGCCGAGAGGAGATATTAAAATCGTCAGATTCCAGGTTTATGATCTTCAAACCGGAGATTTAAGCCAGACTGATTTTACCAAAATCTACATGTCGGTGAAAAGGACCATACATGAAAGAGATGTTTTGTTCCAGAAGCGATTGAGTGATGGAGGAATTGAGAAGCTCGGCACTGGTGATTATCAGATTAAAATCGATGGACCTGATACTGAGTCGCTTAATTTCAATACATCCTATCCTTTCGATATCGAATTACTCTATGGAAATGAGATCAAGCAAACAGAATATGGCGAACTGGAACTTACGCCTGAGGTAACCTGTGTATGGAATGAGGTGAAGTAATTGAGCACTTCGCCACTAAAAAACGCATTACAAACTCCGCAAACGTACAGAATAAACATATCCGATCAGGTATTGCATTCGATCGGTGTGGCTCCAGCGATTCCTTATGGAATGGCTAAGCTTACGATGGACACGACCGCACATTGGGCTGCTGGATCTGTAACGCCTGGTACTGCTGGTACTCCGACAGCCGTTACTTTGCCTACAACTAAAAACACGTCTGTGCTAAGTGCAGTTTCTGCCGAATTAAGTGGTGCTCCGACATTTACTGGAACCGCCGGAACTGTTACGGTGTCCTAATATCGAATTTGCAAAATGGGGCTGTGAAATTAAGTAGCAGCCCCTATTTATATTAAAAGAAAGGAGTGCTTTCATCTTATGGCTGATATTTCAAAAATTGTAACTACTTCTGGCGATTCATATGATATTAAAGATGCGATTGCCAGAACTGACTTAGAGTTGAAAGCGCCTAAAGCGAATCCGGTATTTACTGGATCGATAAGTCTTGGAAGAACCAGTGGAACCAATGTCGGTTCGAATTCAGTAGCTCTTGGTTCTGGTATAATTTCTTCCGGGTATTATACTTTTGCAGAAGGTTATGGAACAACTTCTTCGGGTATAGCGTCACATGCTGAAGGATGGTCTACAATTGCTAAAAATACAGCATCTCATGCTATGGGTATGAGTACTGTTGCTAATGGAAATTATTCATTAGTGTTTGGTAAGCAGAATGTTCCCGATAGTATTAACAATTTTCCGCTTTGGGAAGCCAATACTTATTACAAAGTCGGTGACATAGTAAGACGTTCTGATGGATATACTGCATATTGTAAAACAGCTCATACCAGTCAGCAAACATATAATGCGGATAGTAATAAATGGGAACCATCTCTTGGACTATATAAATATGTAGAAATTGTTGGGAATTGTTTGGATGGGGTTTCTTCGCATGTATCTAATGCTAGAGCTTTGGATTGGCATGGAAATGAGCATTTAAATGGTGATCTATATATTAAATGTAATTCTGATTCATCGAACGGCATCAAAGTTTCTGATGGTTTGCTGAGTACGACAGATAGAACTAAATTAAATAATTTGAAAACTGTTAGCATTACTTACAATTCTTCTGATGACTGTATAGAAGTCGCGTATACATAATGAATAATAGGGAATATTCGAATAGAATTTCCCTTTTTATGGGCGGGTCCGATATGAAATGACTAATACGGCTTAGTAAGCGATGCTGGTTGGAATCCGGCTCCGTCCACCTTCTAATAAAAATTCAAAATGGAAGTATAAAAGGAGCGACAAATACATGGAAGAACAGATTTATAGGTTTTTGTGGGAGCGTATAGGCAATCCCATAGGGGTATGCGCGTTAATGGGAAATCTTTATGTAGAAAGTCATTTGAATCCCGGATTGTTAGAAGATAGCAAAGCTAAAAAAATGGGAATTACTTCTGAAGAATATGCACGAAAGATTGATTCAGGAGAAATTGATTGTGAAAAATTCAGTCATGATGGTGCCGGATATGGTCTTGGACAATGGACATACTGGAGTCGTAAAAAGGGATTGTACGAGTATGCCAAGAAAACAGGAAGATCGATTAAAGATTTAAATATGCAGCTTGAATATCTTTGGAATGAAATCCAGACGTATAAAACAGTTGTAAAAGCCATGCTTTCCGCTACAAATCTTAGAGAAGTTTCTGATGTTATTGCTTTGAAATATGAAAAACCGGCTCATACTGAAGAGAAATATCTTCAGAACAGGGCAAACTATGGACAAAAGTATTATGAAAAATATGGAATCAAAATGGAAGAGAAGGAGGTCAAGATGACTATGTATTCTGCTAATTATGTCGATCAACAGATCGAGGTCATTAAGAACAAAGGTATTCCACTTTCTGACAAAGCTTGGGAATTGGCTAAACTATGTCTTGAATGGGCATATGTGTTTGGTGCATATGGTGAATATTGTGATCCATCCAACCGTAGAAGTAGGGCTCGTGATGATCATCCTACAATTAAGTCCAGGTGTAAGAATTTTAACGGACGGGATACCGTTCCTTCCGGATGTATGGGTTGTAAGTGGTTCCTTGGAAGTGCTAGTTCCGATGAATCAAAGCATGAAGGACGTACAAGATTCTTCGATTGCCGAGGATTTGTGTATTATGTGCTACATAAAATGTTTGGGTTCTGGAGTAAATGTCCTGCAGGAGCGACTTCGATGTGGAATACTGACAGCAATTGGGAATCTAAAGGCTTGATCAAAGATGGTGTTCCTAATGATACATTGGTGTGTCTGTTCTATCAGAGTAAATCTGATCCACGAAAAATGGAGCATATCGGGTTTGGCTATAAAGGTGAAACTATTGAATGCTCAAATGGAGTCGAATACCACAGCACTTATAATAAGAAGTGGACGCATTGGGCTGTTCCGAAGTGCGTAGTTGGATCGGGTGAAACTATTCCTATGCCAGCACCTGCTGACGACATGCCAACTGGTTTCCCGACACTTAGACAGGGAGCAAAAGGCGATATCGTTAAAACTATGCAGAAAATGCTTTCCGATAGTGGTAGTACATTGACTATTGACGGAATCTTTGGAAGCGGAACAGCCAGCGCTGTAAGAGCTTTCCAGAAGAAATACGGTTTGTCTATCGATGGCATCGTTGGACCTAAGACCTGGGCAAAATTGATTGAGGTTTCAAAAACAGTAATCGACAAAGGTCTTTATACGGTGACTTTGGTTCATGTTCCTTCAAAAGAAGCCGATGAACTAGTTAAAAAGTATGGCGGTCAAGCCACTGCTGAATAAATAAGTTATCCAGTCAGCGAGCGCCCGACCGCATCCGATTAATTTAAACTTAGTTAGGGTTTATCGGGCTTTAACCTACTAATGGGAGATCAGGCGGTTTGCTCCTTTCAGCCTGGTCTCCCATTTTTACATATATGGTTCCACAAAGGAGACAGAAATAAAAAGGAAGGGGTTGTAGCTTATGCAACTAAATTGGAAAGTCCGGTTCAAGAACAAAGTATGGTTGACCAGTTTCCTATCTCTCATTGTTGGATTCGTGTTTAGTATGCTGTCTCTCTTTGACGTTTTTCCAAAGGTTACAGAAAATCAGGTTCTCAATATCGTAAATCAAATTCTGACATTCCTTGGTCTCATTGGTGTGGTAGTAGACCCGACAACATCTGGTCTTAATGATAGTAATAGAGCTATGCAGTATCAAGAGCCATGGGTTGATGAACCTCCAGAAAAGGAGTGATATTAAATGGACGGCCTCGATGATAAAATACTGCTTATTATTAGTGCAGTATTTGCATCATCCGGTCTTTGGGCATTTCTCGGAAACAGATTTAGTAATAAGAATGCTAAAAGTCGGATGATTCTCGGACTCGGCCACGATAGATTGATGTTTTTATGCTCTAAATACATTGACCGTGGTTGGATTACAGATGACGAATATGAGGATTTATACAAGTACCTATACAAACCATATAAAGACATGGGTGGTAATGGTATAGTAGAGAGGATGATGCATGATATTCAACAGCTTCCGATCCGGCATATAAGTTATCGTGGTGAAAAGAAACATTTTTGGAATAGGCGCCAACGAAAAAGATAAACAAAGGAGTTGATTATCCATGACCTAAAAATAGGCCACTGGTAAAATCCTATTCCTGGGCTCTCTTAAATAGGGAGCCCCTTTATAAGCCAGTGAAAGATAGATACAATTCAGGAACTTCCTTCCACCATATCACCTCCTTTTTATATAAAACCATTAACTGTATTTATCTTGGTTCGTCTTCAGGTTCGATTCCTGACACTGGTATGAAAAGCAAAGGGACACGTCATGGCGCGGAGCGTGTTCCTTTCTTTTCATTATTTTTTTTCTGAAAGGAGAAAACATATGTTCTATTTGTTTACCAAATTCCCTATAAAGATTAAGGATCAAGGAAAACGAGTTGGCGAAATCTCAAAAATGCTTTCAAAGCATGGATCTAAGATTAAATATACTGAAATATACACGATTGGACTTCAAAGTGCAGTGATTAGTTTTCAAAAGAAGCACGGCCTTGAACCAACAGGTGTAGTCGACAAAACTACTTGGAAAGCCCTTCATAAGAAAATCAAAATGGAAGTAAAAATCGCATAGGAAACACCTTCTTTAATGAAGGAGGTGTCTATTATGACATTAGAGAGAGCAATCGAGTTGTTGAAGATTGAACAGGCTTGTGTTGAGCGCAATACTAAAGGATGTGATAGGAATTGCGCAAAATGTGATCTTGTTCAAAAAGATTGGGAATTGCTAGACATGTATCAATATGTCATAGACAAAATATCTGGTGATATTTATAAGGCCGTCGTTCGGTGAACACGGCTTTATTTTTTTCTCGCATGATCAACATGTTTATTAATGGAAGGAACTATATAAAAAAAAGGAGGTTTTATCTATGTTTACAACAATTATGATTACGACATTTACTGTTATAGGAATTGCCACTACATACAAGAAAGTGGTAGACAAAACGACAAAAATGGCGAATGCATATTTAAAGTATAGAAAAGAAAATTCTGATAAATAATCCTTCCAAAAGAGAGTCAAACATAGACTCTCTTTTTTGCCTCGCACGATCAACATGGCTATTAATGAAAGGAAGGTGTTAAAAAATGAAGATGGAAAAAATAATTAAAAGAATGAAGAAAGAGTTAGAAAGAAGAGAAAGGAAGACTAAAAAACTGGAAAACCAACTGGATTCACTTCTGGCTGAAGCTATGAGAATTACAGAATACGGCTTTAAGGAAGAAAAAAAGGAGGTTACTAAAGTGTAAAGGGCTTTGCCCTTTCTCTTTTTCTCAAACATGGACTATATTTTTTCGCATATGAAACATGTTTATTAATGGAACCTATAAAATATAAGGAGGTATCTTTTATGTTCACAAAGTTTTGCAGTGTTGTAGGTGCAATAGTGGTAGGAGCTATTGGTGGAATACTGTTAGTAGGAGTTATGGACAAAGTAGAGATGGTGTACCTTAAGTTTACAGGTGAAAAGAAGAAAAATGTAAAATTAGAAGAAAAATAAATGATAAAAAGCAGGCAAAACATGTCCTGCTTTTTTTTCGCATGCCGAACATTTGTATTAATGGAAGATCTTATGATCTTACTAAAAACATTAAAGGAGAAATAAACATGAAAGAATTATTAGTAAGACCGATATTCAAGACTCATGGGTTTGAGTCTGGCAAGGAGATTACGGAAGAAGAATTTGAGAATCTTAAAGAAGAGTTTATTTCTATGCATAATTGTTTTGCTCGTTTAACTAATCCATTGATGGATAAAATTAATGAATCATGGGCGAATTATGAAGAGATTGAGGAGATGTCGAAGATAATAAATGTTTCATCATCGCTCGATCAGATACGTAAGGCTATGGAAATTAATGATAATACAAGATATTGTGATTGGGTAAAAAAGTGGTATGACGAGGTATGTAAGGAAATGGAACGGCTTCCGGATATAAAGAAGTTAAATATTAGACCGTATATCTTTATTGAAGATGAGAATCCAATTCTTGGAGCTCGGTTGAAGCAAAATGAAAATTGGTGGTTTGAAATGTTTTTAAAAATGATCGAATAAGAAAATGGCGGTTGAAACATACCGCCAATATTTTTCGCATATGAAACACTTTATATAATGAAAGGAGGGCAAATAATATGCCAGAGAAAAAGACGTTTAAAGATTTTATTAAAGGATGGAAGGACAAGGAATCTATCAAAGACAAAATCAAAAGAGGTTTTCGTAAAGGAAAAGAAAAACTGGTTAACACTGTAAAGTGGATCAAAGAGAATCCGCAAGAAGCTGCGATTTACGCTTCTATGATTGCCGGTCTAACTGGCGTTTTAAAGAAAGGCCTTAGGCATGTGAATCTGAAGCAGGAGCAGCGTATGAAAGATCGGTATATCTATGATTTTAGCAATAGGTGTTATCTTGAGACAAGAAGAAAACTGAATAGGAATGATGTAGTAAGTATTAATAGGCTTCGTCGCGAACATCCAGGAATGAAGATGAGTGAAGCTCTGGAATACTTAAATTTGCTCAAGTAACAAATAAAGCGGTTGAAACATACCGCTTTAATTTTTTGAAAATAGGTCCAAATGACTGGATAAATGTGGTGAATTATCATTATTGACCCGCGTAAGAAACACGGTTATTAATGGAATAAGAACCAAAGAAAGGTTATGTAATGATAGACCCGCGTCTATCGATAATTGCAAGTGCGGACTTGCGACATATCCTTTCTTTTTTTCAAAATGGAAGTAAAAATAACCTCGCACCATTAACATGTTTATTAATGGAAGAAGTAAGGATAAACCTTGAAGCGGTCGTATACAGGAATGTATGAATCCGCGCGAAGAAAGTGGATAAATCAAGGAGGTGTCGTATGCAGACATGCATGAATCACTAGCTTCTAAGTAAAAAGGAGATCTGAAATGATCTAAGGAGAGTTAATAGCTATAACTCGAAAGCAACACGCCCTTTTTATTTTTTCGCATATGAAACATATTATATAATGAAGGAAAGATTATTCAACCTTAAGACACCAAAGTGTGGGATAGACGATTGAGATCTATTTGGATTTTAAATCCCCTGAATAATCATAAGTGCTTGCGGAGGCAGCCTTCATTGGCTATGTTACGACTAAGTGTCGTTGGTAAGCTTAAGCATGCAGCTTAGCACATGGATTATATTTTTTTCGCATGATCAACATGGATATTAATGGAGTAGAAATATGAAAGGAGAGAACAATTATGTTTTTAATTATATTTTGGAGTATAATAGGGATCATAACATTATACGGCTACGTTATTGTAGCAAAAGAATGCGTATGGGAATTATATACTGATCAGCATATGTTTGAGAACAATAAAGTGCTGAAAGTAATAATGAGCGTAACGTGGCTTGTTACATTCTGGCCGTTTATGTATGTAATTATTTATAGAGAAATTAAAAAGTGATTTTAATCAAATATTAAATAATCTACTCCGGAAATAAATCCGGGTAAGGACGAATTAAAAACTCGGATTTATTTTTTTCGCGTATCGAACATATTTATTAATGGAACTAAAAATGAAAGGGGATAACAATATGAATGACATGATTGAGCTTCTTGAAACATTGAACGAAGGATGTGATGTGCTTAGTAAAGCACGTGATCAATATGATAAAATTAAGGATAATTTGATTTTTACAACTGAAGATGGTAAAAAATTTTTAGATCTTTTGGGATCAATGATCAAAAATACTAATCTAGGGACATTACAGTTCGGAATTATGATGCTAAAGTATCAATTATACAATAAAAATAAATAATTTTGGTTCCATAAAAGCGTACACAAAACGTGTTACGCTTTTTTTTCGCATGATCAACATGGATATTAATGGATAGAATCCAAATAAAATAGAAAGGATGAGGAAAAATGACAGCAAAAGAGTATCTTGACAAACTTGATAAAATTGAAGAAAAGAGGTGCAAAAAATTAGCTCTCGATGGGTACAAGTGGTTCTATATTGGGTATATGTTTGGAAGCGGATATATCCATGATGAAACAAACAACCAAGAAGCTAAAGAAATGGCAAATGAAATTTTAAAGACGTATAAGGATAATCTTGATGTTATTATGAAAGAATGGATTCTGCCAATAACAAATGAAGAAAATGAGGCAAAAGTTCTAAAATTATGCGAAATTATTCAAAATCTGAAAGTATAAAATATTAATCGTATAAAGGGCATTTTGCCCTTTTTTTTTTCGCGTATGAAACACTTTATATAATGAAGGAGGTGGCTTGTATAATGAAAGCTACGGAAGTTGTAAGAAAAGCTATATTTGGAATGTATTCGATAGAAGAATTAAAAGAACAGCAAAGGACAATATTCCTTAAGGATATCGATGAACAGTATAGTGACTTTGTAATAGACCACATATTTACAGATAAAGGCGATGGCGTGTTCTATTTCATAGTAGGACTATATGTTATAGATAAAGGGCATTTTGTTCCTTTGTACATTGGAACAAATATTGGGTATACTTCTAAAGAGCTCGTAAATGAAGCAGCTCGAGTTATAAAAGAAGTCATGAAAAGTTTCAAAAAATAAAGAAAATGCCCACAAAACGTGGGCTCTTATTTTTTTTCGTTTACGAAACATGCCTTCTAATGAAAATAATCATTAGGAGGATTTTAAAATGTATGTGATCATTGAGACTCGTAAACAAAAACGAATGCCTAACGATGATTTTACCGTGCTGTGGACAATTCCATGTCGTGGTTTTACTAGTAAGGAAACGGCGCAAGATTATTTAAAAGGAAATGAGATTTTTAAGAAATTGTTGTCAAATAGTAAACAGCATTGGAAACTATCTGAAAGCAGTAATAATCATTTAGTATTCGTTAATGAGTATGGTAGTATTTTAATGGATTACATGATAAAACCTAAGGAGTAATTATTATAAATAAGAGCTCCTGAAACAAGGACTCTTATTTTTTTTCATTCAAAATGGAAGTTGTACGAAAGTGTACGGACGTTTTTAAAACATTCTCCAAAACGAAAGGGGAGTGTTGACATGGAACTTCAAGATATTTATGATTTATTGGAATCGCACCTTGGCAATGGAATATTAAACCGCTCAAACGAGAAAATGAAAAGAGTTAAACTTCCGATTCCAAAGGAATATGGTGGCGGATGGGCAACTGGCGATACCACAGAAGATGCTATCCGCAACATGATTAATCGTTTAAATCTGAAAATTAAAAAAGAAACGCCGTTATTTTCTGATTATGCTAGCAAATGGTTAGAGATAAAGAAAGGCGAGGAACGATCGGAATCAACAATTAAGAACTATGAATTCATACTCGAAACTCGCCTTAAACCATTTTTCGAAAATAAGAAAATTAATGAGATTACAGCCGATGATGTACAGCTATATTTTAACAGTATAATAGATCTCAGCAAGAGTATGAGCGTGCAAAGTAAAGCAATACTCAGTGGAATCTTCGAAAGAGCAGATCGTAATGGTCTTGTTGACAGAAATATTATGAAATACAAGTATCAGACTAGCTCTAAAACTGGTGAGAAAGTAGTTCTCCAGGATGATGAACTCATAAATGTTATTGATAAGCTCGAAGATTTGTTATCGACAGGCGACGTACGAGACTATCTATACTTCTGCTTTTTGTGTTTTACAGCGCTTCGAAGAGGGGAAATTCTGGGTCTTAAATGGGCAGATATCGACTTTGATAACGATTTGATTTACGTGAATCGCAATGTTACGTTTCCAAATGGCGAAAATAATTATCGAATTGGCAAGCCTAAAGATGGTAGTTCTGGCATTGTGCATCTTCAAAGTGGATTAAAAGATCATATTCTCAGTTATAAAGGTTCTTCTAAAGAGTACATCATATATAATAGGAAAGAATTCAAAATGGAACCAATAACCAGGAGTATGTTTTCTAAAATGTGGTATAGATGCCAGAAAGTTCTGGATCTTAAAGGTGCAACGTCACATAGTTTCAGGGCGTCGTATGCTACGATGATGAATGCGCATTGTGATCACATTGATCCTAAGGCTTTACAGGGAGCTTTACGACATAAAACGCCAGATTTGGCTATTAAAGTCTATACGAAAGAGAATCATGATAAAACCAGAGCTGCTGAGAAAGAATATGATGATTGGCTTAAGCGAAATTCCGCACTCTGAACACGCCTCTTAATGAAAGGAGGCGAATACGCCATGTTAGAAAAAGAATTAAAAAAGATTCAGGTAGGTACAGGTAAAAAAATAACCGATGATGAGGTCTATTTGAGAATTGAAGACCAATATTCAATTACTGGTGTTTTAAATCTGTGCTGGCTTAATGAAGAAGAAACTGAAAAACTAATAGGCTATTTGCAAGAATCAAAAAGGAGACTGGAAGAAAAAAGAATTAAATTGAAAGAAATAATTAGTACTACAGATTTTAGCAAAATGTATATAGAATTTGAAAGTAAGTATAATAAGTATCCGGTTACGATGGCTCCTTATGAAGCATTTGGATGTGCACATAAGGATAATCTAATAGACGATGATACATATTATGCAGCGAGTAAATATTATGGAAAAATGTGGAATTATGTTGGAGACTAATTTCTTTTGGAAGATCGAACACCGGTCTTCCTTTTTCGCGCAAGAAACACCTCTTATAATGAAGAAACCGTAGGTTTCTAATATTATAATAGGAGGTATCTAAAAATGGGTACAGTTACGATTGTAGGAGCAATGGTCTATGAAAATGATGGAGGAATGCCTGGAAAAATGATAATCGATACTCTATTCGGAGTATTTAGCACCAGAGCGAAAGCTATGGATGTGTGGAATGACAAGTTGGAAACATATGGAATTACCAACGTCAAAGCATACAGTCCGATGAAGAACTGGCTGGTGCCGGGAGTTACGAATAGGTATTTATATCTTAATTCCTTGGGGCATTCTTGTGAAAAACAGGACGATGCAGATTTTATAGTTGAAATGTACATTAAAGATGTAGAGATCGACCACGTATTAGAACCAGGGGAATGAACAATGGAAAAGAAGGGGACACAAAACGTGTTCTCTTCACTTTTTCAAAAATGCATAATTATACAATTCATATGGAACAAAAAATTGGATAATAAGAAAAATGCTGGAATGCTTATATTTCAAAGGAAAGAGGCGATTTAAAGAATTCAAAATGGAATAGAAAATGGAATATTTTAGGATTGTTAAGTGTACGGACGACTATTTCTAGGTAAATGAAAAACCCCGGAAGCCTTGATATTCTTGACTTCCGGGCCGTACACCATTAGGGACTCGAACCCTAGACACCCTGATTAAGAGTTAGGAAAAATGTATAATTATGCATTGATCTATAAAATATTCATATAATATACAAAATGAAAGGAGAAGGGCGGTTTATATTCCGCGATTTTTTATGAAGAAGGTTTATTATATTCTGTGGTTGATTGCTAGTTTTAAACTCGGTTTAGCTATCGGTGATATGCAAATTGAGGAACTTAAGAAAAGAATAAGTGAACTTGAGAAACGTAAAGAAGAAAAGAAAGAAATAATTAAACGACTTAAGGAAATGATTGCTAGATATCGAATTGATTGCGCATAAAAATAGGTATTGAAAAAGATTGCCCACAAAACGTGGGCTTTCTTTTTTCGCATCCAAAACACGGCTAATAATGGGAAACCAATAAATAATTTAAGGAGGAATCTAAAAATGGATACTCAGAAAGCTAAGAGAATTGTGGCAGGTTGTCTTATGGTGACCAACGTGGCACTGGCGGTTATTAATATTGCTAGCGTCAGATTGGCATTGAAAGAAAGCGAAGAAAAGCAGATCGAAGCTGACACTAAGTTTAATGAGTTTTTGGGATTTTTGGAAAATAAATTCGATACAAGGTTTCCCAAACAGGAATAAAAGATTGCCCGCAAAACGCGGGCTTTCTTTTTTCGCACTTTAAACATTGCGATATATGGAATGATATTTTAAAGGAGGTTTTAATATGGCTAAAACTAAAATGTTGGGTTCATTCATTATTTGTGGTGTATACGTGGCTGCAATATGTTGGTATATGCACTATTTAAAAAAAGTAATGAATCCGGTAAAAACTTTGGCTGAACCAATCGAAAGAAAGGAGCAAAAGAAAAAAATATCGGCCCAAAATAAAGAAAGAGCTAGAATAAAAGAGGCAAAAAGAAGGCTGTTGGAATGCGAAAAAGCTTTAAATAGGCTTAAACATAATGCTGAGATCGAAGGAAAAGGAAAAACAGTATTAGAATTTATTAATTTTGTTGAAGAGAATGATGATCTTCGACAGATTGTAAATGAGAATGCTATTATCCTAAAAGATCTTGGTAAGAACAAGAAGGAGTTTTGAGTATTCTGCAGTAAGAGCTATGAAAAACATGGCTCTTTCTTTTTCGCATATGAAACACACTTATTAATGGTAAACCATAAAATAAAAAAGAAGGTATTTTTATGTTTAAAAAGCTTAAGGAATTAATAAGAAAGGATAAGATTTTGAACGAAAAGATAACAAATATGGTTAATGAAACAAAAGAAGGAACTATGGAACTGTTTAAAAGTACTAAGAAATTAGAATATCAGAATGGGATTCTTGCTGAAATTCATCAGGATCTTGATGAAAATTATTATGGAGTAGAGTCTTATGATGCAGAAAAGAATGATGATAAAAAACTTGAAATGATGAGGAAAGATATAGAGACATTGACTCGTATTCAAGATAAATTATATGAATGCGGAATAAGCAAAAAACCTCCACAATTTAGAAATTTCGAAGAATTTGATAAGTTTATGCAGGGTGATGAACCTTTAAGATTGTAATATCTTATTACGAGCTATGGAAACATAGCTCTTTCTTTTTTGTCTAAAAATGACCTCGCACGATCAACATGTATATTAATGGAAAGGAAGAACCAAAAATAAAGGAGGAATTGATTATGTTTAGGGAAATGGCAAAAATGATTAAGACTGTGTTCTACCTGGCAGGAGCTGCGATTATTATTACAGCAGCGATTGCATTGGCAGGCGTTGTCTAATCAGAAAACACACAAAAACAAATCTACTAAAATTGAATACGGAAAATTCCAATCCGGAAATAAATCCGGGTAAGGACGAATTAAAAACTCGGATTTATTTTTTTTTTCGCATGATCAACATGTTTATTAATGGAAACTAAATATTATTTAAAGGAGGATACAAATTATGGGTACTATTGGAAAGTATGTCTACAAATATGCAATCGAAATTAATGGGGATTTTATGAAAGGGATGGTATATACTAATACCAGGGAAGAAGCTTATGAGCGGCTTCCAATTGAGATGCAGATAGGTTTGGAAAAGCTTAATAAAGCTTATCCTTGGGATAAGCATTATATCATTACAGAAAAACGGAATCTATTAGGAATTGACGGTCTTGTAGATACTTATCCGGCGTGTGCTGATTATTATTACCCTTGGATAAGTTATAAGGTTAGAAAAGTAAGGGTACCCGTGTAAACAACACGGGTTCTTTTTTTTCGCACATCAAACATGTTGCTAAATAGGAGGTGATAAATGTGTGCATCGAAAATAAAATTGATCCGCACCATGGAATTCCATATTCTAGGTATATCATTAGCTGGTTGAAAGTCGTGGTTTATGGCGATGTAAATGAACGACTTGAAAACGTAGGGGCTTTTATCCATTATGGTAAAGACAAAAGTAAAAAATGGTTAGATTATGATCGCATTTTTTACGGAAATGGTAAATTTACTGAGTGGCTTAAGTCTTTAGGATTCAATGACGATGAGTGTCGTGAGATTCGCGAATTGGCCACTAGTGGTAAACTGGAGTTGGAAGATTCAGTACGGAATTTTTTAAAAGAGAACACATAAACCGTATAATATAGACTATCGTCAAAGGACATAGTCTATATTTTTTCAAAATGGAAGTAAAAACCATCTCGCGTGATCAACATGCTTATTAATGGAAACTATACTACTATTTTAAGGGAGGCAAATCTTATGGAAATGTATGGACTTATGTTAATCTTGGGTTTGGTAACCGGTTTATATCTAGGAAAAATCGGTGAGAACCGACGGTTAAGAAAGAACCAGCATAATCCTGTAGGAAACCAAAATTGGAAAGGAGGTAGTAACCAGAAGAAGAGGGCTGCATAAGTGAATATTATGGAGAGACTGCAAAACGCAGCCTCTCTTCTTTTTTTCGCACTTCGAACATGCCTTTAAATAGGGAAGGTTCCCTAATATATATTTTAAGGAGGTTCATTATGAACTGGGTACATGTGGTAATGCTGGCAGTAGGTTTATTTATGGGACTGTATTTTAGTAAAACATTACAGTTCCGAAGGATGGAGAAAGAAAAAGAAGCCATACGTTATCACTATCAGAAAAAGTTTAATGAACGACATGATAATAAGAATGGAAAGGTGGTGAACTTCCCGAACACAAATAAGCAGCAAAAGGCTGCAAGATAATTTATTAAAGAGGTCGCAAAACGCGGCCTCATTTTTTTTTTTCGCATACGGAACACGCTGCATAATGGGAGTAATCCTAATATATTTTAAGGAGGAATCTGAAATGTGGATTCTGTATGTAGCAATTTACTTAATTGGCTGTTATGTGGCAATGCGTCTATGCACTAAACAAGAGGTAGAAAATTGTAAACGACTAGAAAAATATGGAAACGAAGCAATTAGAATGTATTACGAAAATAAGCATTACATCGCTTCTCCGGAAAGTACAAAATTACTCGTTGGCAGTGCAATAGCAATAATCATTGTTATAATTATGTTATGGCCAATAGTATTCAGTATTACGGCAGTGTGGAATTATATTGATTTTAGAATAACTGAGAAAAAGTTTAAAAAGGATTAACTTCTATAAAAGAGGGTCTAACATAGACTCTCTTTTTTCGCATCATTAACACGGCCTTTAATGGGAATACTATTAACCCTAAAAATAAAGGAGGAAGTAAAAATGAAAAAGGGTTTTATTATCGGAGTAGTATGCACTATGTTGGTAGTTATTGGAGTAATGTTTTACTGTAATTGGTATAATTCAGTTGAACATCTAGGAATTAAAATAGATTATGATGATCCATGGATGTTTAATGGAAGTATACATTATTACACTGAATGGATTGACGAACAAGGGAGTAAACATGGGCAATGGATATCCGAGGATAAAGCATTGTTCATGGTAGAGCAACGAAAAAAAGGGCAAATAGTATATCCTGGAAAATGGAACTAAAAGACCGAGCCGCAAAATTAACAGCGGCTCTTTCTTTTTTCGCACAAAAAACACAGATGTATATGGGAGGCAATATAAACGTTGCCTCTTAATTTTTTAATAATAAAAAGGAGGAAACAAAATGGACAGCATGTTTGCGTTTGTTCTTGGAGAAATGAATCGGCACAAAGAGCTGATGGTGTTCGATTGGGACAAAGCAGCAGAGATCATTAAGGAAAGAAAAGCTACCAGTGCTATTGCTGGGTTACAGAATGATCTCGAATGGACGGGAGGACATATTTTGGACGGAGGGAAACCAATTGCTGATTCATATACGTATTTATCATCGACTTGGGCTATGCCTGTTTTAATTCTTGATGATGAATATGAAGATGAAATACCATGTTTCAAAATGGAGCATGAAACAGCATATACTTGCGATACTAAATGGCCTAATTCAGCATTAAACATTTTAGGATTAACGAAGGAGGATTTTGTATGCAAGGAATAAGACCATGCCCCTATTGTGGAGGAGAAGTCGAGGTTGTCAAATTAGTAAAAAGAAAGGAAGAGAAGAAACCACCGTATCGAATTCAGTGTCTTAAATGTAAAGCGCTTGTCGCTCGAGGCATTGGGTTTCCAAATGAATCAGTTGCTGAGGCAAAAGAAAGAATCCAGCAGTATGACGAGGTAATTGCTAAGAAAATGGGGCCACTTGGGAGTCGAGATACAATCTTAACTGCTGCAGCAAAGCGTCGTGATATCATAAAAGCAAAGGCTATTTTGGTTGATAAGAATGATGCGGTTTTTGACATTCATGATGCAACAGGATCCTTTGGCCACACTGTTCGAGGTGGAACTGGCAAGTTCGAACATTAAATTCAAAATGGAGGTAAAAATGAACTATCAAAAGCAAATATTTGATAATTTAATACATCAACTTAAAAAATATGTCGACGATGAGACTTATGTTGATGTAGGAATTGGCGCAGAATATTTGTATCGCGTTTCCAGAGAACGGTTATTAAAGGCTGTTAAAGTATTGCAGAATGAAGGTTATTATGTCACTTCAATAAGAAGTAAAGTAAAGCATATGGGTAATATTAAGCTTTTATCTAAAAATCCAATAACAGCTGAGGAAAAAATCGTTCATGTTTTGGAATGGAATAATAATAGAGTTAACATTCGACTTGAAGCTGAATATACAAAAAGGGTTAATCGGAATTATCGAGATTGCATGAGACTTTTAAAAAATCGATTAAATGAAAAGGAGTAATGAATTATGGAAAGTTTGAAGAAAGTTCTTAATGAGGATGCTATTCGTGGTATTTTGGCTCGTACTTATGGTGTTACTGTTGCTGACGTTGATTTGCACATGGGTACGGACGAGGAAGGAAGCAGCATGATTGAGGCCATTATTTATCAGACTCATGAGCAGCTTGAGAATAATATAGCTGAAACTATCGCGTGCAATATGTATCATCCGAATAACGAAAAGGCGATTGAGGAAACTCGAGAAGAACTTCGGAATATGCTTCAGAAAATTTCTAGGTTGTATAATAAAGAGGAAATGGGAGAATTCCTTACGAAATACTATGACGAGGAAGGATATCCTAAGACACAAAAAGCTCATAATATTGTTACAGGCGATGCGGTAAAACTGGCACGTGATGTTATGAGAAGAGGTGGAACTAAAGAGGAAGTTAATCTGGCTCTTACTTATCTTATGCTATGTATTAATTCGCATAAGCATAAACTCAGCGTGTATAAGTTCCGCCAGGAAAATGATATTCAGAATCTTAGGAAAAAGTATCAGCCTAATCGGTTTAAGAAGCATATCATTAAAGCGGTTGATGATCAGATGACTGATGATCCAACAGAATGATCGCACAAGAAACATGGATTTAAATAGGAAGAGATGACAAAACGTCGTCTCTTCTATTTTTTCAAAATGAAAGGAGAAAGGATTATGTTTGGGAAAATCGGGGTTGCTATTAGTAGTTGCGCATTGGCGGTTGCGTTGACAAATCTGGTTCTCGCTTATAAGGAAAAGAAAAAGCTTGAGAAACAGATGAATGATCATGAGAAAATGGTAAAGAACATGGTTAAGTCTGCTGATAAGGCAATCGAAGATCTCTCTGAAGATATCTCCGTTGATATCAAGGACGAAATTGTTGAAAAAGCAATGAAATTGGCCATTGACAAGGAAGTTACGATTACGGCACGGAATGCTGCTACCGAAGCAAAGAATGATATTCGTGCCGACATCTCCAGTATTATTCGTAAAGAAGTTCAATCGCAAAAAGATCGCATCGTCAATGATGTTGATCAAAAACTGGTAGATGAAATTAGTAAGATTTCAAAGAATGACATCATTGATGATATTCAAAGGAAAGTATCTGGCGAAATCATTGATAAAATTGATAAGAATCTCTCAAATATGAGGGAAACCTGTGAGAAGAAGCTTAAGGATAATGTTGATTCCCTCACAAGAGATGCTCGTAATCGTATGGACATTTGGCTCGATAATTATAAGAGCGATTATATTACCTGGCGTTATCGGCGCATATGAGTATTCAGGGGCTGTGAAATTAAGTAGCAGCCCCTTTTAAAATAGATATTTTAGAGAAAGGAGCATGTATTTAAACTAAAAATTGAGTATTTCAAGAATGGAGGGATGCAAACCCAAGAGCATCAGAGGAAGACAACTTAATAAGACGACAACCATTTACAACAAAGGATATGAAGTAGAAATTGATATTGTACCAGATATTGGTACACCGGCGGTTGATGACGTATTCGATAAAGTCAATCGCAAGTTAGCACTCGGCAGGAGTGTTAGTCTTTCAGATATTCAGGATATGCTAGGAGTTAAAGGAAGTCGTAAAAGCGATGGATACTGCCTGGATCCTAATATTATGAGAGATTCAGAGATGGATTACGATTGGCAGTATTTGATTGACTATGATCCCTATTTAGGAAAAACAGTGTACGGACGTAAAGTCATTATATGGGGGTTGGTTAATCAGAAACGTAAAATGCCAAGCGATGTTCATAGAAATAAGAGAAGAACTTATGAATCGGATGATAATTTCCGATTTGATGAAACCGCCTTATAAAGAAAGGAGAATCAAAATGGAAGGCGTTTATTATAAATGCCCTAATTGTGGGAGCTATGTTTCGGACAATTCTGAAAAAGATATTTTGAAATGCGAACATTGTGGAACGACTATTACAAAACCATATACGTGGTATGATAAAAGCCTTCAATTTCTTTATAGGCGAGCAAAAGCTAAAGAAAAATTGGAGCAGGAAAAAATAGCCCGCGAAGCAAAAGCCGCAAAGATTTCTGCATGGGGGCTTTGCATCACGTTAGTCTGCGCGATTATTATGGTATTAATATTTGCATAATGTCGCACGAGAAACACGTGTATAAATAGGAGATAACGAAACGTTGTCTCTTTAATTTTTTACAAATTGGAGGAGAATGAAAACTATGGCTAAGACTAAACGAATGAAGGAATTCAAGGAACGGCTTAAGAGGAATGGAGAATTCTTTGTAGGCCAAATCGAGAAATCCAAGATGGACCAGTGCGACGAATTTATTGATAAACTGGCCAACATTCTTGGTGACAACTATGAGATGGTTGCCTCATGCAATAAAGACCTTAGCCGGTATCTCGTTCCTAAAGGAACAAAAGATCAGATTACTTATTATGGAAAACCTGAAATGAGTTTCCGAGTAAGTGATCATTGGAACTGGTATTCCAGTACAGAAAAGTGTACGAATGAGCGCTATGTTCAGTGCTTCAGCATGGACCTCCCCAATCCTCGTCCAAGACCGGCTCCTGGTGTAGGCACCAATGCAATCAGTGCGTATCAGGTCGCTATCCAAGTGGACGGACGATACCATCATGTATTCGGCGACAAATATAATCGTCGAATTCGTAGATGGGAATGGGAAGAAAATGATCCGGAGAAAATTCTCCAGCAGTATAATTTGATTTAACAAATTCGATGGCAGCTAATGTGATTTACTACTTTTATAAAAGATTGATAAAGACAATCGCATAATTACGCCATCCCGTAAAGCACTGGATTCTAATCTTAAAAGCTAAATTGGCTTACTTCACATAATACTTTAAATATTAAATAGTCAATTAATTTCTTTACAGATTAGAAACCAGTCATGAGGAAGCTATTCAAACTTACTACTACTTTTAAAAAGATGCTTAAAAATAGTTTGAAAATCTCTCCTCAAATCACCTCCTTTATTCCTAGCTAGTGTTGCTTACTTCATTGGCGGATATGAAGCAGCACAATATCAGGAGGTGCACTATTCTGGAAGGATCTTGGCAGCTAACATAATTTACTTCATAATTATAGATTTTTTATTATTCAATTATGTGCTTTCGCCAAGGTCCTTTCATTTCCTTTCTTTTTTGTAAGCTAACAGGGCTTACTTCACATAAATAAATTAATTTAATTCAGTCCTGTAATTTTATGCAAAAATGATATTTGAAAGGAGCAAATCAAAATGGAAAAGATTTTTAAGGACTATCTGTTTCAGCATCATATTTTGGTGTCTGAAAAAGAAGGCACTATTGGTGAGGCCTTCAACACAATCACTGCTCTAGCGAATGTTTACAGTATTCGCATTGTTAAAGGAGCAAAATATGCTTGTGAGAGCATGCTGCAGGATGCAGCCGATAATTTAGGAGATCGTGTACCAGAACCATTTTACAGAATGTTTCCTAACTCTGTCAGAGCGATGACACCGGATCAACTGCTGTACGATCAGCTTTATCACTATACTCAGACGTATGGCATGGGCTGGTTCGATGCTCCAGCGGGGCATTCTATTTTCGAAGAAGAGACTCCTTCAGAAATGGCGGATGAGTCTAATCGCGAAAAATTCTTCGATAAAATGGTCGTAGAAAAATCCGAGGCTAAGAATTTTGTGATCATGACCGAAGACGATGCCGTTGCTAAATTGGTTGAATATCTTCGTGAATTGATCGAAAGTCCTCGACCTCTCAATGAAGGGCAAATGCGTTTTCTTTACGAAGGATTCATCAAATATGATACGGCAATTACTGCTAATACGAATATTCCTTGTAAAAGAATCGCAGTTGAGCTTTTCTATCTGACAAAGAGTATTGTATTTGCTAAAAAGCTTAAGCTTAGTGATACCATTAAGCTTGTTGAATATATTCAGAATAACTTGTATGGAAGTACCGATCTTAAGAAGCTTAATTTCAAGAATAAAGATCGGAAATTAATCACTGCTTTTATTGATTATCATCTTTCCGCTGAGCATTTTGAAGGTTATAAAGAAGTTCGGAAAGCCTTCAATCAGCGTAAAATTTGGTGCGGCTTGCTGCATCATATTCATTATAAACCGAAAGGCCGGATTGCTCAGAAGTTTGTAAAAGATATTCGTGAAGGCAAAAATCAGTCTTTGAATAGTGGTTTCGAGCGGTGTATGCGCCATGATCGACCTGTAGAAGCTGCTGAATACCTTAAGAACAATGAAGGAAGCGGTGCACTTATGAGAAATATGAATTATATTCTCAGTCGCTGCAAGAACGACAAGGAGATTGAGGAGGTGATCTCATGTCTGGAGTAAATCCTATTATTCTTATTCAGATGCTGAATCAGTATCATAACTATAAAGAAGGGAATCGTATTTTCAGATTTGTTAAGAATAATCTTATGAAAGTGCATACTGAAACCGATAAAGAAATGGCTAAGCGCAAGTCTGTTCTTAGTAAGAAGACAAGAGATGTTGCAGCAAGGGCCATTCGGAATCGGCTTGACAAATACCTTGATGGCAAAATTGGGAATCTTTATATTTCTGATAAGATGAAGAATATTACAGTGCCGCTTCAGCTCAGTACGAGTGAAAGCGGTTATGGCGTTCTTTCTACAGGAAGTCGGATTGATATTCCTGAAGGCCGGTTTATCAGAGCATTCACTTATTGGGAAAAGGTAAACGACATTGATATTTCCGGATTTGCTATCAAGGAAAACGGGGAGCAAATGGAATTTAGCTGGCGTAATATGTGGTATAAGCAAAGCGAAGAAATTTGCTTCAGTGGCGATGAAACTAACGGATATTATGGCGGAAGCGAATACTTCGATATTGATCCAGAGTTATTCAAGAAAAATAATCCCGACTACAGATATATCGTATTCTGTGATAATATTTATACCAGTGGTGGTTCCATTCATTTTAAAGATTGCGAGGCAACTGGTGGCTTCATGATCCGTGAAAAGATGGAACCGAATACTCGTGGATACGGAAGCGAGGGAAAGACTTTCGAGATATTTGATCCGAAGACGGTAGAGACCTCGTTCAAACTGCAAAGTGATTCGTCATTCTGCTATATGTTTGCGATCGATCTCAAAAATAGGCAAATGGTTTGGCTTGATATTTCCAGAGAAGGAAATCATGCAATTGCCGGAGATACCAGTATGAGATGGCTGTTGAACTATATGTCCATGACAGAGGTATATAGCGTATACGATTTGTTTGTATCAATGTGCACAAATCATGTAGAAAATCCGAAATACGCGGATATCCTGGTTACGGACGAACCTGATATCAAGCCGATCAAAGAAAATGCCATACTTATCCACAGCTGGGATACTGAAAAAATATTTAAGTATCTTCAGGTTGGATAAAAAACTGTTCACTATTTGGAAAGTAGATAGCTGTGAACCCGCTAGATTGGCTGGTAATGATCACTATCTATTCTCCATTTTTATCTGAAAAAAAGGGTGTGCAACCAGCATGCCCTTATTTTTTTTGACTTTTATTTATGGTCATATTGACCGCGTACTAAACACGTTTAGTAATGAAGGAACAATATAGTTCTTTCGGTCAAAAATACAAAAAAGAGAAAAGGAGTAATGAACTATGGAAAGCAAGGTATTAAGTTATGTGTATTTTAAAGGGATTCAAACGGGATATAAAGACGTGACAGTACCTGACCCCGGACGGTATATGAAAAATCTACATAGGATTGAGGCAAATGGATTTTTTAAATATATCGATTATGCGGGCCAGTTTACCGCAACGATCGAAGGAAAACCCGGTATTTATTATGGATATAGCATTATTGCTAATAGAGAAATTACAAAAGAAATATTAAATTTGATCGACTATGACTATTCAGAGTCCTTCGATATGGAAACTAATGAAAAATTAGATAAAGATTTAGGAACATTTGATGACTATTTGAAAGAAATAGCAGACGAAATTTGGTCTGAAGTGACCAGAAAATAAAAGGAGGAAATTACTATGGAAATCATGGGAATTCTGAAAGAATTGGAGCTCGAATTGGTTGAGCAGAAAACCCTGCTGGATGAGCAGGAAACAAAACTCGCGGAATGCGAGAGAATTGCCGAAGAGGCACTTGCGGCGGTTGACGCCGTGACTAAGATGCGTAATTGCATCAAGGAGCGCTATGAAGCGCTGGCAAAGGCCAAGGAGGCCTTAAGCGGGATTGATATCCCGACGGAAATAAAAGAAATCGAGGAAAAAACCACTGAAAAGGTGGAAAAGACAGGAAAGACGAAGCGGATCAAACAGATCCAGTGGACCCGTAAGAACGGGACATTAGTCCGGTATGACCGGAACGGAAAAGAAATGCAAAAGTTTGTGTCGCAGAAAGCGGCAGCAAGAGAACTGGGATGGGACCAGTCAAGTATGAGCATTTTTGTGCGTCTTAAGCCGGAAGAGCAGATCCGGCGTAAAGGATTTTACTTTAGGTGGATCCCGTAATGGGATCCGGTATAAAGGTGAGTGCGGTTTGTGCTTGCCTTTATATTTTTTCGCGTAAGGAACATTTCTCTATATGAGAAATGAAAGAAAGGAGGTGAAAGCAATGTTTGTTAACCTGACACCCCATGCGATTAACATCGTAGATGAGGCGAATCAGGTCATCAGGACCTTCGTTTCGGAGGGAGTGGCTCGTGCCGCCCAAAGAACCGAACTCGTCGGCGAGATCGACGGAGTACGGATCACGAAGAGCGCTTTCGGAGAACCGGTAGATTTACCGGAGTACCGAGATGGCGTTTTTCTGATCGTATCTCTGGCTACGGTCAACGCCGCTCGAGCTTTCGGTCGTCGGGTGGACGATCTGCTCATTACGAACGAGGCCGTTCGTGATGACCAGGGTCACATCATCGGGTGCCGATCGCTGGGCAGGGTGGATTAAGGCAGGCAAGCATGCCTCCACCTTTTTTTCGCGTAAGGAACACGCACATAAATAGAAAGGAATAAAAACGTTCCTTTTATATTTTTGAAAGGAGAAAGGACCATGCAACAAAGTAAAAAATGGTACTCAGAAAGGAACTCAAAGATTTTTCAACGTTATGAAAAAGGAGGCATAACGCTGGACAAACTGGCAAGTGAGTATGAAGTTACTCGTGGACGAATTTCTCAAATAGTTAATGAAGAAAAAAGCAAACGTAAGAAAATGGACACAATGGTATTTAAACAGGGAGAATGTGTTTCGTTAAGAGATCGCATGGTTGCGGTCTTTTCTTTTATTGATAATGAAGAATCAAAAGAAAAAATGAGCACTGCAAATGTGAAAAGTTCAATATACTGCGTTTTTAGATATTTAAAATTTAATCGTAACATTGCTAATCCGAAAGAAGTATTGAATGAATTTCTTAAGTTTAGGTACGAGGATCTTATTAAGATAAGGAATGTCGGTATTAGAAAAGCATATATTATCCAGCGGATTCAAGATGAAATTGAGTCTAACTGGGATAAATATGAAATGTTGTTGACTAAAAATTGTGTAATTGTATGCTGAAAATTCGAAAGGAGAACTATATTTATGAATCTTATTAAATGCAACAAATCAGATTGTTTTCAGAACTATTGTGGAACTAGCTGTAGACTTCTCAATGCGCCTATAACTGATCATGCATGTCCGTTTTATAAAACAGAAGCAGAAGTTGATAATGGGCGCATCAAAACACACAATATACTTCTTGAAAAAGGTCGTAAAGATCTGATAGAGCAATATGAATACAATCCTTACAGGAGGGGGAGCTGGTGATGGAAAACTGGCATCCTGGAACTCAACCGCCTTCCGCTGGTGGGAAATATTTAGTTCTTATTAAGCTAACGAAGAGCGTTAATAATGAGTTTGATATTGCTGAATATTATCCGGCACTAGATAAATGGAGACCGTTAACTTACATTGGAACGGTTATATGGTGGACCAAATTGCCAAGTAAAAGGCAGTTTGAACTTGCTCGCATCGCGAACACTTCTATAAATGAGAGAAAGCCAATTGAAAGGAGAAGAGTATGAAAAAGAAGTGGCAAAGGATTAAAGGTTTTTTTGGTTTTTTGAAGACCAAAATCAAAAAAATAAAGATTTTCACTTGGCGAACTGATATGAGAGAATTGCAGGACAATATTAAGAAATTGCATGCAGCGAGGAAACAGGTTGAAAAAGGAAGCGACACATATGAGAAATTACAATGCGAATTAAAAACGGAATATGAACTGCTTAAGAAATTGAAGGAAAGTAAGCATTCAGTTCCGCCGCAAATCACAGCAACTCTCTGTGTGGTTGGAACAATAGCATTCTTCGCTATATGCTTAGACCAGGAGAGTCCCAAGGCTCTTAAGTTGGCCCAATTTGTGGTTAAATTATTTAAATTAGGAGGTTGAGAAAAGAAAAAACTTTAATGGCTATTTATATTTGGATGACTTTCTCTCAATTGAGGACAAGGTAAAAACATGCCTTGTCCTCTTTTTATATTTTTAGAAAGGACAATATTTATGAGCAGAGCACTTAGATGTGATCAATGCAAAAACTTTTTTGATCCGCTTGAATCTGGTGTTTTCACAAATGAAAGGCTTCATATAACAAATTTGGAAATAATGGACCCTGTTGGAACAAAAAATAATCAATTTGTAAAGCAACTTACAAATCTTGATTTTTGTCCTCAGTGTTCAAATAAACTTTTTAAATGGTTTGCTGGAAAAGCAAAAATAGTGGAGGATGAACAAAATGATGAGCATTATGCGGAATGATTCCGGCCATTACGAAATGTATATCGATGATAAATTTTATGGTAGTTACGACACGGTTAGTGATGCTGCACGAGATTACGACGAATATATCGAGAATAAGGAGGACACACCCGATGCAGTTTAGAGATCCTACGGCAGTTATTGTACGATTGATAATTATTACAATATTGGCCATCATTGTTCTTGGTTTGTTTTCGTCGTATTTGGGAGTTGATCAAGTGGCATCTGAATCAGTTACTACTCATGAGATGTTTGTTATATGCAGATCTGATGACTATATTCATATAAGGCTTAAACCTTCGAAAAAGAGTCAGTCAATTGGCTGGCTGGAATGCGGTGACTCTGTAATGTGCGATGGCAAAGAAAAGAATGGTTTTACACATGTGATCGGCGTTACTGAATACGATGAAGGATGGGTATATACTGGATATTTAGTCGATGAGCCGCCTATTGATAGCGGAGAAGCTCCATATTATATTTGCTCGAATGCCCGAGTTGCTTGCCGAAAAAGTATAGATGGCAAACGTCGTTGCTGGGCAAATCCAATGGAAACCTTGAAGGTGCTATTTTATACAGATGAATGGTGCTTAACTAATAAAGGTTTTGTACAAACAAGATATTTGGATCCCGATCCGGAATAAAAAGGAGAAATAAAAATGACGATTGGTATTGATGAATTCTGTAATGAGCTTAAAATTCAAAAAGAACATGGGCAATTTCGTTGTTTCAGACCGCAGTTTTATAAAACAATAGCTAAGGACGGAAAGGCTATTTATAACTTTAGTGATGGTTCCGGTGTAATCAAGCAGTTTAAACTTATGCCAGAATATGAAGAAACCTGGACTCGTACTGTGGATACTACAGTGGAGCCCGCAACCTATACGTTATGGAATACTTATAAGGTTTGGTAATTAATTGATATTTCTGAAAGGAGAAATAAAAGACCATGGCACGTATAACTACTAAAGACATTATGGAGAAATGCAATGTTAAAGTCCAAACTATTTATAATTGGATCAAAGAAGGTCAGCTTCATGGTATTCAGGTTGGCAATGGAAAACTGAAAAAATGGGAGTTTGAAGAAGAGGAATTTAATCGGTTTCTTCGTGAAGGAAATTATCCAGGAAAAGCCGATTATATTAAAACGAGCGAGTCTTTTACAAGAACGCCCAACGTTGAAGAATGTTATCCTGTTAACTTGTTGATGGCTGTTATGAATATCAATTCAGACAGAGATCCGATGGATGAAATTTGGAATTATGATATTCGTGCTTTCAAAGAAGTTATTAATAGTAAACTTACTGATCGTGAACAGAAAGTAATCAGTATGCGCTATCAATTTGGTGCATCGTTATACGAAGCAGGAAAAGCATTTGACGTTACTAAAGAGCGTATACGACAAATCGAAGCAAAGGCTCTGCGTAAGCTTGCGCATTATAGCAGAGAAAATGAAAGATGTATTCTTATTTCTAGAGATAAATATGATGAGCTTAATAGTAAGTATACTAAATTGCTCGTCAGTTATGAGCGGGAATTGGCAAAGAACCACGAGAATACCAACATATTAGACACGATTGATATTTGCGAGTTAGATTTGTCAGTTCGTCCGTACAATTGTCTTAAACGGGCAAGTATTAACACGCTCCAGGATATTATGGAGTTTGACAAAAACCAGGAAACCAAACGTAATTGGCTTACAATCAGAAATCTTGGACGAAGAAGTTTGTATGAAATAGCCTATAAAGTGTTTGATTATTGTGGATATAATATTCATCACCTTAATGGCGAAGAAATTAAGGAAGGAGATTCTTATTATGGCCAGCAAGCGTACCAAAGAGCAGTGTATCACTTGGCTGAAAAGCGTAGCGGCGGACAAGAACAGCCTTGACGGTATTAATGCAGAATTATGTTTAAATTTAATCGACGAGCAAAAGAACAGATTAGATAAATTAGGAATGCAGTTTCATCAATTACAAACTGAACGAGATAAGCTTCGGGATCAGATTTATCGCGAAGATATTTTTGACCCCGCGAGGCGAAAAGAAATGGAAGATCTTGGAATAGAATTTAGTGAATTCTAAGTTCGCATCATGAACATGCTCCTTAATGGAACCAATAAATTAAGGAGGCAAGTAAAATGAAAAAGTTTAGTTGGACGATAGCAAAATTTATCGCTGCTGAGTTATTCACAAAAGGGCTTATAAAAGTGATGAAAATGGTGATTATGTGGACAAGAGGAGCTCTTGCAGAATATGAGGCGCAAATCAATGAAATCGGCAACAAACAAAACGGAGATGAAGCCGCTTAATTAGTGGTGAAAAAGAAAAGACCAAGTAAGGAATGGGAATAAACTTGGTCTTTTACTTTTTCGCAGAAAGGAGGGGATTTAAATTGGCCAGTAAATTGAATACTGACCGCAAACCGGTAAAGCGGAATTTAGTAGGAAATCGTATCATTTATATTTGTCCGAAATGTCGACAAATTCTTCATATTCAGACTAAATATAAGAAAAACTTGTGTATGAAATGCGGTCAGTATTTAAACTGGGAAGAAATTGAACGACAGTGGTGGGTAGAATATATTATTTGTCATGATCGTGATGAGGCTAAATACTGTGCTGAGATCTATAAAAAATGTACTGGCTATGATTGGGTGAATCCTGATATTTTTCTTGATCAATCAATTGCTTTCAACAAGAAATGGCCTAAGGAAATGATGTTTCCATTCATGGAAAAGTCAGGGTACGGACGTTTTATGCGGCAAACTGCTAAAGTTGGATTTGAAAGGAGTAAATAATGAACGGAAAAGGGATCGAATGGATTGATATTCGACCGGATGTTATGCGAGGAATTATGTTTCGACAAGGCTTAAGCTACAGAGGTCTATGCGATCGTATGAATAATAAATACACGCATACTGTAATTAATCGAGTTGTTAAAACCGGTAGATGTCCGGCTTATATGCTCAATGATATTTGTTCGGCATTATATGTTGCTCCATCAGCAATTATATCCGGAAAGAAAGTATGGGTTCGATTAGGTGCTACTGTGCAGTTAACAGATGAAGAATACGATTATTTAAAGAAACAGTATACAAAAGGTGAAACTATTGAGATCAGCGATTATTTAGCAAAAGAACTTATAAAACGAGCAATCGTTGATGGGGATAGTTATATTCCGGAAGAATGTGCAAAGGAGGCGTTTGGTAATGAGTAATTTAACGGATATTATTGAAAAATTGAATAAAACATGGGAATTCATTAAGGATAATTGCAATGCTCCAGGAAGTCCAAAGGCTATGGCAATGAGTAGTATTAAGAAAGCAATTGTTTTTCTCGAGCAGTATAAACCTAAAAAACCTTATGCTCATAAAGATAAATATATAGGAACACGGTGTACATGTGGAAAATGCAACGAAGATATTTTGTTTGACGATTTTAAATATTGTCCTTATTGTGGCACAAAAATAGATTGGGATAATAAATAAGGAGGTGCGCAAGGCTACGGACGGAAGAAGAGTAACATTAGAAGAAATGCGTAAAGGTCTAGATACAGCTATTCGAAGAGGTGTTAGTTCTGCGGCTACTATTTTGTGGGCCGATGTCGCGAATGAAGGTAGTGCATATTGTGAAGAAATGGATGCTGTGCCTGGAAGTTTATTATTAGGAGTAAGTTTTATCAAGGATGGTGAAATAGAGTATGGAACACTTCAATTGCAACCATCCAAGATTTCAAAATTTTTGAATTAAAAATAGTGTAATAATAGGAGTATTGCAAAGAATGAATGAGTATTTAGAGTGTATTGTAAAGCTTCAATATGGTGTGGAAGTAGGCGACAGAAAAGAACTAATTCATTGCGAGGATTGCAAGCACTCGTGTGACTATACAGATATTTTCCCTGACCGTGCATATAAATGCATAAAAAATGGCGGTTATCATAACGGCAGTTGGTTCTGCGCTGACGGGGAAAAATCGTAAAAGGAGCAAAATGTGAACGAAAAATGTTGCGATAACTGTAAATATTACGAATGGTATTGGGATAAATGCAACAAATGGGATTGCGAATGTGATGCGAAAGAAGTCCATCCATGCTTTGAACCAAAGGAGAAGAATTATACAAAAGGAGCGATATAATGGAAAATAAATGTAACACCTGCGAAATATTAGAGCAAGGAGATAGACTTTATCGTTATGGAGAAGATGAAGTCGGCATCATATTTGAAAAAATAGGAAACATACAGTTTTGCCCGATGTGCGGTAAGCGATTATTGTCTTTTAGAGAAAAAAATGGATGCATATAAAAAGGAGCGAAATGCAAAAAATGATTTTTGAAAAAGATCTTCCATTTGATTTTTGTGAAGAATGCATTCATCAAGATTTTGATTTAGATCATGAAAAAGTATATGCGTACGATAAAATAATAGAATCACGTTATGTCTTGTTCTGCAGAAATAGTAGTCTCTGTAAATATATTACAAGTAAGTTACAAAATAATGAAATAGAAAATCGAAAAGGGGATGAATAAATGGATCTTGGAGCTTTTTGTCAAATTGAAGATCTTGAAGAAATAATGGTTAAAAACGGCATTACAGTTCCGCGTCTTCGTGGGATACGTTTAATGAGCGATGAGGAACCTATTAGTAAAGAAAATATCGATAAACGAGCAAAATCAATTGGATTGTATGAATGCGAATCCGCGTGCGAATCAAATTTTAAATGGAATCCATTTTGCTTTACAATATCTGAAAGAACAAGAAAACTAAAACGAAAGTATATAGTTTATGATGAAAAGCATTATCCAATTGATATTCGCTGGGATGCCATTCATGGGTATAAGCGAAAATTATTTAAATACAACATAAAAATGGCAGAAAAAAGAGTAAAAGAAAACTATAACATTTTTAACAAATATTGTGGCCGTTCTGATGTTCTTTATATTCATGCTAGAATTGGCGGAGGAAATTGGCCATCATATAAAGACGAAGTTGAGAACCAGCCGTGGTTCATCGAGAAAATCGATGACCCATTTGACTCAACATACTGTGATATTTATGCAAAGATTATAACTTAAATCTGGAAGAAAAGGAGGAATGATATGCATTACTGTATTGTTGTTATAACTAAAGATTTTCCAACAGATAAAGTCATTAAACAAAAGTTAGCGCCATATTATGAGGATGCTGATGATGAGGCTGCAGAAAATCAACCAATAAAATACGATAGTTGGTGCATTGGCGGAAGATACTGCGGTCTGATAAAACTTAAAGCAAATAAAAATGATGAAAATGAATATGAATGGGGTTTTTATGCAAAAACTCCAAGAGCCGGACGACTTTATCGGTCAATGATATTTGAAGAGCTCAACAATAAAAAGCCAGTTCCATGGTTCCACGAGGAGTACTATCATCCATATTTAGGATACCGTGATGGGTATTTACTGGTTGATGGCGCTAAGATTTCTGATGTAATCAATTTTGAAGAATTAGTTACAGACCATGGATATGCTTTTATTGGTAAAGATGATGAGATATTTTGCCGTGATTACTATAATGGCAAAGAATGGGTTGATAATTTAGATTATGAAAATCAAGTACGAGAAGCAATAAAGGACGTACAGGATTGTTATTTGACGGTAATTGACATTCATAGATGAAAAGGAGCAACTATGAAAGAATTTATTATGCAAGAAAGTGAAGAAATGACCACTTTTGGTTCAGTGTGGAAAAAATATGAACCAGTAGCAGAATTAGTAAGATGCAAAAATTGTAAATACCATGAATCGCCAGATGGATATGCTTTATTTTGTTCAAAATTAGGACGAATGGTTGATGATAACTGGTATTGTGGCGATGGAGAAAGGAGAAAAGCATAATGGGCCAGAGATTAACTATTGATATTTTAGATAATGGTGAACGGATAGGAATTATTTATTATCATTGGTCAGCATATTTTGCTTCCGCTATTGCCGAATTGAAGCTGGTAAAAGATGATATTGTGAAAGCCAAAAATGAGAAAAAAGATATTCTTCTTGCAATTATTGAGGGTCTTGAGCTTCGTGGTGGAGGACTTGATATTTCTCCAAAAACAAGGGCCATTGCTGAAAAAGAATGGCCGTATCGTAAATTTAGATATGATATAAGCCGTAATTGCGGTTTGCTTTGCCTTGACGAAGATGATATTAATGAAACAGAAGCCATGAGTGAAGGAATGGCTTCAATCGATATTTCGTCGGAAGAAGCCACGTCTGATGTAGATCTCGAAGATGCTATACGTATCGATAAAAAACTGCTCCCGTATGATCCTTTTGATATTATGTCATTTGAGCAGCTTGAAAAAGTTTTCAAGAAAGTCGACGAACTTTACAAAAAAGCTTTTAATAAATTTTCCAGTCTTGAGGTGAAAACGTAAATGATCATTATTTATATTTTACTAGGAGTATCCATTTTATTAGGATTGTACGCAATATGGGCATCCAGACAGAATACTAAAGCTATTGCTGCTATAATGCATGTAATCGAAGAGTATGAACAGATACTAATGACATTTATTAAAAAAACATAATAGGGATTATGAAGATGGACAAGAAGAAGGTAATAATCGAAGCACTTAAAAATGCAGATGTGGATGCATACGGCGTTCTGAAGATGACAACTCAAGTAAGGGACATTCTTGTCGAGTTTCTGATAGAACAGGAAGCGGTTATTCGGTGCAATCATTGTAAGCATTACTATGAAGAAACCGGAAGATGCGACTTGCGCCATGTTCACGGAAGTGCAGAAACTTGGTTCTGTGCTGATGGAAAACGCAAGAAAGGTTCATAAGATTGGGCGAGGAATAAATGCCCAAGACTGGTTCTGTGCTGATGGGGAAAAGGCGGTGAAGCATGACTGATAATATGTTTGGTTATCAAATTAATTTTGGAAAGAAGCAACACAAAAAAGCAAGGTGGAAAAAAGCAAGGAAGAGATGGTTATTACAATATGCAAAACTCTGCGAAAAACTTGGTGTGCAAAATGATTTGCAGGAAGGTCAGTGAAATAGGATGGATAAATTACTAGACATAGCATTATGGATTCTAATACCTATTGTTATTTTATTTGCTATTTGTGGGACAAGTATTGCTGTTTGTCTTTGTCTAAATTTGTTCTTTGGAATAAATGCCTTTAGATTGGTATAAATACAGTGAAATGAGGAGGCGAAAGTTTATGTCTTGGTTTGATAACGTAGACAAAGATCGTCTTTTGGAAGGATTGGAAGATTTTTTAGAAAGTTATACTGTTAGTGAATTAATCGAAGTAGTGAAGGCTGCTATCGAGAGAAAAGAGGAACAATGCGGATTATTATAACTTAAGAGCAGTATTGTGAACTAAATGGCACAATAAAAAAGAGGTGATTGCATGATGAAAAAGATTATTGTGTTAATTCTTGCCTGTTTGGTTTTGCTACTCACAGCCTGTCAAAAAACGCTAAGCACAGGAACCGTTATTGATAAACGTTTTTCTCCTTCGCACAAAACGTATAACCCAATAATAACGGTCGAGAACAGAAGAACACGGATTATACCACGATTCATTTCACATCCTGATGCATGGTCAATATTGGTGCAAAACGGCGAAGACAAAGAATGGTGGGAAGTAAGCAAAGAATACTATGAATCAGTTAATATTGGTGACCATGTAGAAAGAAACGTTAAGTAAATTTGAAAAAGATGCGTATAGGAGTATTGCAAATATGATGAGCAACTGCGATAACTGCATTTTCCGTGGGCAGTGGTGCGAGAAAGAAAATAAATGTCCATTGTTTAAAGAAGACCCGGATGACGAGGCTATTGATGAATGTTTGAAGTGCATGAAAGATGCTCCGTGGCATTGGTGGTGTTGCCGTATGGAATGTGGAGAACATGAATTTTGCAGAGGTTGTGAAGCAGAAGCACGAAAACAGCCAGAAAGAAATTGCAGATAACTTTGGATAAGGAGCGGATTGCGAAGATGATTGACCGAAAAAAGGTCATTAAAGGATTAATGATTTGCGTTAATCGTATTCCCGGGGAATATGATTGCAACAAATGCCCTTATGAGATTGATGGAAACAACTGCGAAATCAATATGGCAAAAGACGCTCTCGCCCTGCTGAAAGAGCAGGAAGCAGTTGAGCCAACTTTGATACGTGAGGGACAGAATAAGTATTATAACGATTATGTATGTCCCCGTTGTGGCAATGACGTTGTTTATGAACAGAATTATTGTTCAGAGTGCGGTGTGCGGTTTATATGGGAAGGGTTGGTGAAGTAAATGCCCGATATGGAGAATACAATCAACAAAGCGTTCAATGAAGACAAAATGGATATGCTTGAAATGGCAATGCAAAAAGACCTTGAACGATTTCATGCTATACCGGAGCAGACAGGCGCTGATAATTTACTAATTGATATTTACGAAACAATGTTTGAATACATGAAGGAATTAAGAAAACGGATTGAGACTTAAAGGCCAATTAGAGCGCCACAGCTTCAGGCATATTCAGCTTATTAGGGATGAACATCCCGGATTGACAATGCCTGCGTTGTTAATTTGTCTATGAATATGCACAGCGTACTCGGGAGCGATGGAGGGATACTGGCCAACCCAGCCGGAAGAGGGGGTAGGGCTTCCGGGTTTTAACTCAAAGGTGGGGTTTTCCTATTAACGCTCGTTAGGATGTAATAGGCTCGGATATGCCTTCCCCAAATGACGCAATAAATCGGAGGTGTTTACATGTTGAAAATGTACTGTGATTTATGTGGAAAACCATTGGATCCTGATAAATCACGAAATTTCAAGATAAAAGAACTAAACGCATCATGGCATGAATTTTGGTGGCAACAAATAGATGCACATGTTGAGTGCGTTGAAAAACTACTCAATAGCGTAAAGAAAGAGCAGGAAGTGAAGGAACAGATTTCTGACGCAATCCACGAAACGGCGAAACAGTTCCGGCAGACAATTGTACGGTGCAGGGATTGTAAGAAACGAAACCAACACCATGAATGTGAATATGGGTATCATTCTGATAATTGGTTCTGTGCTGACGGGGAAAAATCGTAAAAGGAGCATTGATGAAATTTATGAAAATCGAAAATGTAATAATGGAGATAGAGGATGCACTATCAGGGAATTTAGCAAAAGCAGGAAATGTTTATAATTTATCATTGAACGGGCTTAAAGACAAAGCATTGACAGATGCTCTTTCTCTGCTGGAAGAGCAGAAGATAAGAGAATTAACAATGCTTGATAAAGAGAATATTGTCAAAGGGCTTGGTGCAATACGCAGATTCTTTGAAATTGGTCAACCAAGTCAGGCAATAATATTTGATTCATATCAGAACATCATTGACGGTGCAATTGAATTGATTCACGACCAACAGAGTCAGATTGAAATTATGAAAGAACAAGAATGTGCAAAGATTAAAGAACCAGATTGCAGAATATGCGGTCAGAGTCATTGCAAATATTATCATGAATCACGAAAACCAACAGAGTGTAAAAGTTATATTCGCATGGAAAGTCGGTGAAGTGAATGGATAGGGAGAATACTATCAGCACATTTGAAAAAATAATAAATGTTTGCAAAGAAGATGGATGCGATTTTGTAGATCTATCGTTTGAAAATGCCGAACAGATTCTTGCCCTGTTGAAAGAGCGGGAAGCAGTTAAACCAAAATGGTACTATGGTGGAACACCATTTTGTGGAAATTGCGGACATATTTTTCAAAAGAATAACAGGCAGCATATTAAAGAAATATTATTAAAATGCCCAAAGTGCGGAACGGCGGTGAAATGGAAATGAAAAAGTTGATTATTGTCCTTATTATGCTTGCAATTATAATATTCATGACTGGGTGTGCAAAAGAAGGCTTTGGGTTAATCGAAATTGAAGATGAACATCAAAGTGTACAAGGATGGAAAACGTGAATACCTTAGCTGAAGAAAGGATGAAGGTAATAGTTATGAGAGTAGTAAAAACAAAAAAGATTACAAAGGTTGTCGAGGAAGAAATCACAGTTAAAAGAATCTGTGACAATTGCGGAAAAGAACTTGCCATTAGTCATACAACCGGTTTTGGCAATCAGTATAATTATTTTCGTATAACGACCCATCATCATGACTGGGGAAATGATAGTATTGAAAGTTATGAATCTTATGACGCGTGCTGCCCCAAGTGTGCGGTTGAAATGGCTGAAAAATATTTGACTAATGCATATCCAGGTTACAACACAAAGACAATCGAGATCGAACATATTCGCGGTTTGGAGGGCGGAACTAGTCGAACTTACAAACACAATATCGAGGAAGATTAAAGATGGACGAAATTATCATTTCAAGAGGCTCCGGGAAATCCGCATTTTCTTATATGGTCAAATTGTATATGCTTTACAAATCCGGAAAGATAAGCAAAATGGACTATCTGTACATGAGAGGTGCGGCTCTAGTCCTTATGTTCGGTGTGTCAGAAGAAGATGCTTTGAAACAGATCGAGAAAGAGCTTGAGGAGGATGTTGATAATGAAACTGTTTGAACTGCGTGCGGAAGGTCCCGAAGCTGGTGACTGTACGATGCCATATAGTGTTGTGTTTCATAAAGAATGCACCGTTCGAGAGTTTATTGATGAAATCCTTAAGCAAAACGAATGGGGCTACGTAATAATCGGCAGCTATTTCGATGGACCTCAGATTGGATACCGTCGCGACAAGATTATATCCGGTGACTTTAGCCATGATATTCTTAATTCCAAGATCAAGACAGCAACGGCTCATGGCGGATGGACAAGAATGGACTACATGCTGGATATTCAGCCGGGCGAGCAGAAGCTTCGGTATGAATATGCTCAAACTCTGAAAGAAATAGTACGACATGAGAGTGAAATTGCCAAGCTCAAGAAAAAAGCACAAGATCTTGAGGACCAGCTCGAATCCATTGACGGACTGCCGAAAGATGTACAGGAAAAAGTCACACAAGAATGCATTGATATATTAAACGGAGAATCGAACAATGAAGATCATGAACATGACTAAGGCCGACTTCGCTGCTGTTCCAGAACTCGACATCTGGACCGAATGGGAAAAGCTCGCTACCAACGGCCATCTAGAATTCCACTCTTTTGTCATTATTCCTGTCGATCATGATGGCGAGATTGTTCTCCACAACTCTGGCTGGGGTTGCATGGAGTTCTGTCTCGTCAATAACAACATGGAACCTATCGGCAAGATCAGCGGAGGTTCCGATGTTGTCAATCTTGACGGCCTCGGCGGTTATGGTTCTTACAAGAATCGTGATTGGAGAGGCTATCCGTTTCTTGTTCCGGCAAAAGGCTGGAGCATCGATTGTCTTCCCTGTGGGTATTTGCATGTGTGGACCAAGCGCACTTTGTTTCTGGAGGACAGGTATGTCTGTTCCAACTTCGAGGTCTATTCGGAAGACGTTATAAATAGGAGTATTGCGAAATTAAATGACACTTTAGCACAGGAGGAAGTAATTATGCAAACGCCGTTTATAAATGATATGTTTTCAATTTTCTACAAGGCATTTCAGAATATTTGCCCTAATAAAAAAGTTCAGATTCAATGGGTAAATGATATTGAACCGATTGACGGAGAAGAAGTTTCCGGCGTTACAAGATTTGCCGATGATGGAGCAATCGAGATTGAAGTGCTTACAAGACAAAGCGTGACGGATGCTGTAGAAACGCTGATTCATGAGTTGGCTCATGTGATTGTTGGCCCGATCAAGGAACATGGGGAAGCGTTTCATAAGGCTTGTGATGCTTTGGTTGAGGAATACACGAGAATACTTGACGATGAATTTTCTGATTGTATGACGCTTGAACTTGGCACAACTGAAAACATTTAAGTGACTTAAAGGCAACTTTGAAAAAGGAGCGTATAGGAGTTTAACGAAATAATGGACAGAAAAGAAGTAATCCAAAACTTACAAGGTATCAAGTCGTATCTTGTGGCTAAATCATTCGAAAAATCGAGCATCCCAAAGGAAGCACTTGAAATTACAAAAGTAGCATTTATGGAAAGCATAAAAACTATTGACTGTACAATAAATCTTCTGAGAGAACAGGAAGAAACAATCAAAAATCTTGAGCAAGAAATTCGTGATAAAAATATACGATTAAAAGAACGAGCAGAGCAAGTAGATTCTATGCTGAAAGAAAAGGAAGCGGTTGTACCAATACGGGATGCAAATTGCATGAGGATGTTCCGTTGTGGCGTTTGCGGTGAATATGTCGGATTTATTGATTCAGACCCCGGAGACCCTAATGAGCAGGACAATCATTGCAGGAATTGCGGACGGAAGGTGAAGTGGTATGACTGATAGGGAAAGAGCTATTGTAATGGCATACACGGGTGTTGCGATGCTTTGCGGAGACAAACTGCATGTTTTCTACGAATATGTTTCAGAAAAGCTTGGACGTCCCATCTGGACACATGAGTTTATCAGTCAAGCCGACACGATCAAAGAACTTTCGAAAGAAGATTTCTTTGGCCTGTGTGCGGGGAAGCCGTATCAAAAGCCGAAACTTGGCAAAGAGGTGAAGTGAGGATGAGTTATCAAAGTCCTATTGAAGTTTTTCAGACTCAAATGCAAAGTCAAATTGAAGGCGAGATATATAAAGCAGCCATTAAAGTCGGCGTTAACGTTGATAAGGATGAACTGCTTAAAGCATTACAGTATGACAGAGATCAATACCAAAAGGGATATGCGGACCGTGATTCAGAAATCGTCCGGTGCAAGGATTGCCGGTGGTATGATGAAAAAATATCTTTTTGCTATAATTGCCATTTACCAAGAGAGCAAACATTTTTCTGCGCTGATGGTAAACGGAGGATTAATAAAGTGAATGGATAGACTTGAGAAAGTAATCATGAGTAGCAATTGTGGTATAGTCGAGCGATTTCTAAATAGAAAAAACGGTCGAAAATCCAGAAATCTAAAACGTTTGAACCGATATATCAACAGATGGTGGTATTAACGAAAAAGGAGCGTTTTATAAAATGAAAATAGAACTTGTAAGATATCCTAAAGAGGAAGATCTAATTTGGATGAAACAATGTACACTTGGAACGGCGGGGAAGGACACGAGTTCTCCCCCGTCTTCTAATTTAATAAGGAAATTATTGGCGGCAAGACATAGTCCAATACGTGAACTTACGTTTTCGTATGTAATCCGTGATATTCCATATTGGGTGTCGGTGCATCTGGTGCGCCATCATGTGGGCTTTCAGCCTTATGTCGAGAGTCAACGTAATGATCGCCAGAGTAAGTACGATCGCAACAAAGCACCCCAGGATGCTCCGATCACAATGCGTGTTACGCTTAACGCAGAAGCATTGCTTACACTGGCGAACAAGCGTCTTTGCATGAAAGCTTCTCCTGAAACAAGAGAAGTTGTTAAAGAAATGTGCAGACTGGCTGAGGAAAAAGTTCCAGAATTGCATGAATTTCTAGTTCCAATGTGCGATTATCACGGAGGAATTTGCTATGAAGTGCAATCTTGTGGCCGATCTAAGCACTTCGCGTCTTAAACATGGTTATTAATGGGAGAGCAAAGTTAATTTGGGAGTGTATAAACCCGACGGAGGGCTGCTGAGCTCCGGCAAAATGCAGTTTTTAAAACTATCCGTCTTAATAGCTTAATGGAGGTGAGAAGATCGAGAGATCATTCGAACAAGAGCGCCTGAAAAGGAGACGCCGGTTCGAAGCCGGCAAAATTAACATGCTCTCTGATATTTTTGAAAGGAGAAAAATAACCATGAAAAAGGAAAACTGGTTGGCACCAAACGCAGAGTTGTACATTAAGGCTACAAAAATCTACGAAGATGTAGCGGAAAAGTTAACGGAAGTCAGAGAATATGATCCGGAAGAAGCTTATGACGATCCTCGCTTGTTTATGTATATACGAATGTATCCGGAAAAATTTGAACCTTCAATAATCGGAAGAGAACTCGACAAAACAGTAGTACTTGTATTGGCTATGGATAAGCTTGGAGCGAATATATTGGAAATGTCAAAAGCGGTTAAGCATATGATGGTTCTTTCGGCGTGTCAACATGTTATGCTTAATTGGCTAAAAAGCAGAAAAGATAATGATATTGAGTATCTGATGAATAAATACTTTTATGAAGCTTCTTTATGTTTTCTTGGTAGTTTCAATCAATAAACACTGGAATACTCTGTAAAATGCCGCGTCGGAAACATGGCCTTTGATAGGAAGGAGGTTATGTAAAATGACCGGAGTATATTTGACGATTGAGGACAAGAATAGCCTGGTGCTATTCCTCAAAGGAGCTGCGCGGAGTGGATATTTGCACAAACTTGATCTAAGGGAGGTGAATAACTGGATTAATGATGTGCAATTCCCAGTATGCATTCCTATCGATGTGAACGGCATCGTGGATGTAGGAAGGAATCCAATTGTCAAAAGTATATTCGGAAAAGTTCTGGATAAAGGGCTTACTGAATATATCAGGAAAGCTATGGAGGCTGGGTAAACCAGTCTTCATATTTTTTGCAAAAAGAAAGGAGCGATTTTATGGAAGATTCCACGACAAAAATCATGAAAGACGGGGCTATTGCAAATCAGTACAGCGTGCTTAAGCAATTGAAAGACTATTTATGGGTTATGTTCGAAAAAGAAGATGAAGACAAAGGCATTTATATTGACGATGAGCAAACAATACGTGATATGTGCATGACTGTTATTGACACCGCCGATGCATTGAAAGGCTATGGAATTATTAGCGAGGCTGCAGATTCTGTCGACGAATATGGCCAAATTGGTCAGGTTAATTTCTTTAAACTGATATATAAAAACGGGAGAAGAGACAATGACGGGAATAGCAATTGATTTATTTACAGTTGTTTTGATGGTGGTTTTGTCGTTTATTTGTGGATATTCTGCCGGCCACAAGTACGGACGAATGGAGGTAAGGAAAAGTCTTAACGACTTATCTTCAACTATCACTAAATTGGCAGAAGGTCAGAAAAACGAAAAGGAGCATAAATTTTAATTATGAATACCGCTATAACAAAAATGGTTAAACCGATTGTTGTATTTACTAAACACGGTTTGAAATTCATTAGCAAGAATAGCAATTTGATATTAACAGTTGTAAGCGCATCTGGAGCAATTTTGTCTGTAGTGTGTGCGGTTAAAGGTACGATCAAAGCTGTACGCCTGTATGAGGAAGTGAAACCTCAGGGTACGGGTGAAATCATTAAGACTGTTTGGAAATGTTATATTCCTACGATTGGGTTAGTTCTTTTAACTACAATCGCAATTGCCAGCAATGGCCGTATTAATGCACGTAAAATGGCAGTTCTGTCCAGTGCTCTGGCAGGAAGTCAGAACAGTCTGAAGTATCTTCAGGAAAAGATGACCGAGGAAATCGGGCCTAAGAAAGCTCAGAAAGTTATTGATGCTGCGAAGAGTGAAGAGGCAAAACAGAATTTGCCAACATCAGAAAATGATATTATTGACAGCGGAAAAGGCAAACAGATATTCTTCCTGAAGGATTATGGTCAATGGATTAAATCCTCATATGAGGGTATCCAACTTGCAGAACTACAGACAACTCAAGACATTCAAAACAGTCTGAATGGAATCGGCGATTCTAAGGTTCCTGCAAATGTAGCGCTTGAGCATCTGCATGCACGTACCTGTTTGCAAGGCGAGTATAATGGATGGGATCCGCAGGACTTTAATAAAGGAAATAACCAAGGTCCTAAATTCAGGATCTCCAGCGAGTGGATGGAAGTACTTGGCGAGAATCAAATTGTAGGCACTGTATGGTTTGATCCAGAACCGAGTCCGCTTTGAAAGACAACGACGTGGTGGGCAATCGATAATCAAAAGTCCACCACGTTTTCTATTGATCAATTAGATGGATATTTGAGAGGTATTAACGATGAAAAGATCTTCACCCGAAAAAGGCACAATGATAATTAATGGCCATACTATGGCATTTGAAATTATTCGCAGTGAAAAACCGAGTGCTTTTGGCGTATATCAGAGTCGTATTTATGAAATGAATATCTTCCGTGATGGTACTTTGACAGCCGATTTCAATAAGAAATGGATAAAAGTTCCTAATGCGGATGATGAGGAGACTCCATTGGCAATTGGGCATCTTATAGATGCTTATGGCAAAGAAAAGATCAAAATCAGAAAGGAGAAATAACCATGAGTGAATTTGTACAGGTTATGACAATGAAGGACTATTTCAACAAGTATGCAATCGAGGGTCTGGTTAAGAATGGAGCCAGCAAGACCGCTGTCAAGGAACAGTTGTTGGATGCGTTCAGACGTGAAACGTTTAATACTGCTTCCATTATGGTTGGAAGCAAGGTATTCGGTGACAAATATGAGGCGAGCGATAAGGATAAGCAGAAGCTCAACAATATTCTCAAGAACACCAATAAAAAGTGGAAGAGTCTTGTCAAGGAATTCGCTAAATTCAAAGAGACCTGTGGATTTCTTACTGAAGATGATTTTATGAAGTATATGAATGACCGAACAGAGTATCTTACCAAAGCAAATAATACAGAGTACGTAAGTGACGAAGATATTGCTAAGGAGGAAACTGAAGATGGATCCGATGAAGCCCGTTGATATAAGGCCTAATCATTTATGGAGCGAACGTATAACAGCAATAGATGAAAATGGTAAGCCTATTGCCGGACGGTATAAATGGGATTCTGGACCTCATCTGACTCCTGAACAGGAGCGCTGTGCACAACTGCTTGCTATGGATCGGGTTGTTGATTTCTTTATGAGTAGTTTTAAGGATATTACTCCTGAAGATATTGTCAAAAAGAAGAATGAACTGCTCACAGAAGCCCGCAAAGAAGTATCCGAAGGGAAACTTGGGTACGGACGTATTTCGAGTAATGCGCAGGAACGTTATCATGCGGCATTACTGATAGCTAAAAAGGATCGCACATAAAACACAGCTATTAATGGAACTACTGTATTAACAGTAAGTATTTATATTTTTGAAAGGAGTAAAAAAAATGGAAGACAAGAATCAGAATCAGGAACCGGAAGAATTTGAAATGGATGAGGAACTTACAGCCTTCGGAAAAATCAAGAAGGCAGCTAAGACTGCTTGGAAGTTTGGGAAGTATGTTTTAACTGCTGCAATTGGTTGGGGAGGCAAAGCACTATTCGATCGGTTTACAGGCAAAGATGATGACGATGAAGACGAAGGGTCTTCTGAAACGGAAGAGACTTCAGAAGAATAAGATTGATATTTACGGTAGTTCCGCCGTAAAGAGTATGCGTTAAAAGGAACGTATACTCTTTATTTTTCACCGAGCATTTTCTGGATTAAGGGTCGTCAGTGAGCGCCTATCCGGAAGGTATGCCAAAATCTGAAAGGAGAGGACCGATGTTAGATAAATTTACACAGCGATTGATGGATTCTTTGCATCGAAGTGTAAGGAAAACCGTCATTCCGATGAGGGAGGTGCTTAGGCAGAATGTTAATGCGCAAATGGATATTGGGAGTAAACTGCTGAAATTTGGCACAATGATTCTGTTATTCTTAGGGATAACAAAAATGAATCAATTAGAGGACCGCCCGAAAAAACTCGAGCAACCGACAATTATTATAAATAATTATCTTAATGATAAACGTAAAAAGGAGGAGGATGCATGAACCTCGAATTCGATGAAGATGCTTTAATGGAATTGAAAAGCTATCTTACACCAAAGAAAGCGATAAAAGCAGTGCTTGGAACTTTAGTTTCTTTAGGAGCTACTGCTGCTGTAATCGCTATGTTCAGGAATCCAATAAAAGCATCAAAAGGTATTATTAAGTTATTAATGGTTATGGGCGTTTTTATGCTCGGATGCAAAGCCGGAGATATTGCAGAGGAGCACTGCAAACAGACAATTGATAATCTTGCTGAAACTGCAGATGATATTAAAAATGAACTAAAATTGGAAGGAGAAAATACGAATAATGCCACAGATGCCAATGGACGAGATTCCAAGCAACAGCTTAAAATCTCAGGAAGAATCGATGAAAGCAGCGAATCAACCGACAAAACTGGAGAAACCTCCGCTTCCAACATTCGGAGGCGTTGGAAACGCAAAAAGAAAGGAACCGAATAAGTTCTGGGCCTGGATGCGTAAAATGTTTCTTAGTGATCGAAAGCCTAAAGACATTATGAAATCTATTATGGAGGATCAGGTCATACCTGGAATAAAAGATAATTTCCGTAACAGTTTCGTTTCTAGTCTCGATATGTTTATTTATGATGGTGCAAAGACTGTATCGCAATCCTCAACCACAAATCACATCAGTTATAATAGTATGTATCAAAAGCAACAGGCGAATAAACCTTATGGAACGAACAATACTCAGTCAAAAACGGATATTCCTGATGAACCTGCGGTGAATAATAGTTTCAGCAACCCTACATTTAAGTACAGGCATAATACTGATCCAAAAAATATAGGTGCTGAGAATTTCCTCGCAGCAATTAAATCTCGTGAGTATCCAACGTTTAGTGTAATGGATCTATATAGTATGCAAGGAAAAGTTATCAGCTGGACATGGGAAGTTTGGGGCTGGAACAAGGAAGAACTTCAGAATCTTAAGATTAGCAGGATTAACAATCCAGAAAAACCATATGTTATTGAGTTCCCTCCAGCACATCAAATTACCTAATTAAACGACGCGGTGGTGGAGTAGCTCTGCCACCGCAATTTATATTCTGAAAGGAGAACCAACCATGCAAATTAAAACTGTATTTCAACTTATATCCGGTGTAGGTATTGGATATTTGATCTTTGCCGATGATGAAAGCAAAGAAAAAGCAGTTCATAGTATTAAGAAGACTTTATATAAGTGGCAGACAGGCGAAGATCTTGATAAAAAGAAGAAGCCCGTTTCATATCACACAAATTATTGCAATTATAAACCAAAAACGACGGATAAGCAGACACTTGATGATATTGAATCAGAGCTTATCAAATTACTTACTTTCAGTAAAAAAGATGCAGCTGAAGAGTATCTGTCGATGCTAAAAGATATTTTTACAAATGAAATGTCTATATGCGATTTATTTGAAATGCATAAAAAAGTTATATCATTCGAATATGATAAATATGGATGGACGGCTGAAGAACTGCAAAATGCTAAAGTAATTGAAATGGTTAAAACGAAATTTGGCGAATCAAGTCTTATTACTGGAAAATACATAATTGATCTTCCAGAGTGGCATTCGCTCGTATAAAAAACATAGCATAAGACGGACGGGATTTGGTTGTCGTAATGATGACCAAACCCGTTATTTTATATTTTCACAGAAAGGATGATGCATATGGGTATCGGACAAGCACTTATGGCAGTAAAGGTTCTGCCAAAAATCTTGGTTAAGAATTTCCACAAACTGGCATTTGCAACCAAGAAAGCAAGTCCTCAGATTCTCGTAGTTAGTGGTGTAGTAATCACCGGAGCTGCGTTTACCTGGGGAATCATCAATGCAACAAAACTTAACAAGACGTTGGATGAAACAAAAACGAACGTTGAACTAATCGAGGCTAAGAAGAATGATATTTCTGAAGATGATAAAAAGAGTATTCAGGAGTGGCAAAAAGAACTTAATAAGGCTAAAGCAGACGCGATTTGGAGAGTATTTAAGCTTATTGGCATCCCTTCAATCGTCTTTGCTAGCGGTATTGCATTCATTGTCGGTGGGCATATGATATTGGTAAGACGATTTGGCGAATTGTCGGTGGGTTTTGCTGCATTGCAATCGAAATTTGATAAATATCGACAATTGAATATTGCAGAACATGGCGAAGAATGTGACCGACGGTATATTCAGAGTGTTGTTAATGAGAAGAAAGTAGAAGCCGTTATCAAGGACGAGAACGGCAATGTCATTAATGCCACAACTGCCGCCGTTCAGAATATTGACCGCAATGCTGGTACCAGTATGTACACATTTATATTCTCGGAAGAGTTCTCTCGTAAGTGGAATCGCGATACGCTTATGAATTTGAGCTTCTTGAAGTGTCAGGAAAGATATTGGAACGCATGTCTTGACTCCGGGAAAGTCGTAATTCTGAAAAATGTGCTGGACGATCTGGGTATTGAGCTCGATCCGGATGATCCTGCGAATGATTACACGATGATTGCAGGATGGCGTCCTAATGGCGATGGCGATCGTAAGGTTGATTTTGGCATTATGCGTGAAATCAATAAGCCGGCCATTGATCTCGATGAGAATATTATATTCCTGAACTTCAATTGCGATGGCAATCTGTATCATTCAACAAGATATACTAAAGATGGAAGGAAGGTATGTTAAACTATGGGTATTGGTATTAAAGGAGCAGGTATCACAGTTAGCGGAATCGCTGCGTATATCATTATCAATCGTCTGATCCGCGCAAGTAAAGATATTGTAAGCAACCTTACAGAGGCCTCTAAATGGCGCAATTACTACCGTTTCGGTAACGACCGTACTGTACCGCCGGGATATGCCCGGGTGCGGGTAGATGACCCCAAAAACGGCTCCTATGAGGATCGTAGCCCTGAGGAACAGAGAAAAGAAGAGAATAGGAATAAAGACGGCTTCTTTGATGAGGAAACAAAGAACAAAATAAGTGATTTCATCGTTAATTCTATTGATAATTTCATTCATAGAAACGATCCTCCTAAGGAAAATAATGTAGTTCCTATGTTCAAAGCCGAGGATACTGATGGTGATGAGATTGACATTTCTGAAGAAGTCGATGAGAGTATGGAAAGTGATGCTGAGGGTACTAAGGGTACTAAGGGTACGGACGAAAACGATGGAGAGGATGAGGTCGAATGAGATTTTGGCTTAAGATCGCTATCGGTGTATTGAGTGGATTTGCTGGCGGCTTTGCCGCTGGCTTTTTCACTCATAAGAAAATTAATGACGTTAAGTTCGAAGAGGTAAGCGAAGAAGAACTTAATGAATTATTGAACGATTGTCCAGAAATAAATCCCGGAAAAGCGGTAAATGCATCGAATAAAGACACCTCCATAAATGGCCTTAAACGGGCCGAGAAGGCCCTTGATAAGTACAGTGATGATCCTGATAAGCTGAGGCTTGCAATGGGCGGGAAGACCCCTTATATCGACGCAGACGACGAGAAAAAGCGTGAATATTCGAAAATGTGGGAAACTACTAAGAAATACTCGAATGAAGAAAATGCAAACGGTCTTCCTGTAGAAGAAAACGATGAAGATCTCGACGTTATGAGGGAGATCGATCAGGAATTCTATGAGAGTCTTGACGAGGTTGATGAGCCTCCGGAAACAACAGTTCCGCACAAAATTTCACTCGGAGAGTTCTATGAAGAACATCGGGAATATGATAAAGTAACGATTGACTGGTATGATGAAGACGATGTTGTACTAGACGAGAAGGAAGAAATTGTCGCTGATCCGACTACTTATGTAGGATGCTCAATGAAGGAATTGTTTAAGGATCCGCCTGTTGACGGAGATCCAGATGCAGTTTACGTACGTAATGATCAGTACCATTCGGACTATGAAATTATTAGACACCATACCAGTTATGTAGCAACAATTGGTGGCGGAGGTGATGCTTAATTGAATGGATATTTTCATAAAATTAAGATTGGTTTTCCGTGTTTAAAGCAAGGTGATCCGCCTTGATAAGACGTACAGGAGATCCCTATTTTGATTGGTTATGTATGAAAATAGGGGTTGATAGCAGGAAGCCAAATAGGAATTATTGGAACATGGTGACAATGCTTCATGGAATCGATTTTAAGCCTTGTATGGAACGAGATGAGAATCGTGCCGGTGACGGAATTCAGCTTAGAGTTGATTTCATGAATGCTCATGGACCCTTCGGTTCGGCAACAAATCGAGGGCCCTGCACCATGTTAGAATTCCTGGTTTCACTTGCTGGAAAGATGAATTTTTTGATGTATGAGGAGGACAATCCGCATCGTACAGAGTGGTATTTTTGGAAGCTTATTCGGAATCTTGGGTTGCGTAAGTTTACGGACGATCACTGGGATGAATGTCATGGAGAGTTCTTTGTGGAGGATGCTTGCGACCGTGTTCTGAATCGAAAATATATGTATGATGGAGACGGTGGATTATTCCCTCTGAGACATCCTCAACAAGACCAGACAATGGTAGAAATTTGGAGTCAAATGCACGCTTGGCTGGGCGAAAATAGTGATATAGATTTGTTTGCAGAAGAGTCAGATTTGTCAGATTTATACTTTTAAACAAGTGAAAAATGTTGTGCAAAAACGTGCATTTTTGTGACAAATATTTGTAACATTGTGACATTTTTGAATAAAAAATGGCCAAAAATGGCACTTTTTGAAACTATCAAAAATGGTCAAAAATGGCCAAAAAATGCACTTTGTGACAAATATTTGTAACATTGTGACATTTTTGAAATCAAATTTGTCACACTTTTTGGGTTATTTTTATGCTATTTTTGCCTATTTTTGGGCTAAAAATGGCACTTTTTGGCTATTTTTGTATGTTTTTTACTAATTTTGTGACAAATTTACAAATTTGATGTTAAAAACTTTTATATTTTTAATTTTTTAAATTTTAAAAAGTTTTTACGCGATGTTTTTATTTTTGCACAAAATAACAAAAATGGCCTTTTTTCACGTTAAAAGAAAGGAGGGTCGATCGAATGAATGAAACTTGATTTTTATAAAATTAACACATCATATCCTAAGAAAAATCTTTGTGAAATTTCAGCAGAGTTTTTGATTAAGCCGTCAAAAGATCTTATGATTCGCGGAGGCGAATTTTATGCGGCGTTGAACAAAGATACCGGACTCTGGACTACAAATTTGTATGATGTACAAGAATGGATTGACGAAGAGTTATTCAAATGCAAAACTGAGCGTGAATCTCTTATGAATAATTCGGAGTATTTAGTTACTATAAAAAATTTAGGAAGTTACAGAACAAAAGCATGGAAAGAATTTCTTGGATATTTGGATTCACTTCCCGATCATTATAAGCAACTAGATTCCAAACTGTGTTTCAGTAATACAAAAATTAAGCCAGATGATTATATTTCTAAGCAATTGCCATACCCACTGGAAAAAGGTAATTATGACGCATGGGACGAAATAGTCGGTACACTGTATGATCCAGAGGAACGTGAAAAGATCGAATGGTGTATAGGCGCAGTTGTAAGTGGAGACAGTCGATCGATTCAAAAGTTTCTGGTGTTCAATGGCGATCCTGGAGCAGGCAAGGGAACGATTCTTAAAGTTATACGAAAACTATTTGATGGATATTGCGCTAGTTTTAATGCTAAATCATTAACGCAATCGAATAAAGAGTTTGCAATGGAAACTTTTAGAAGTAATCCATTGGTGGCAATTCAGGAAGATGGCGATTTGAGTAAAATTGAAGACAATACTAAATTGAACTCAGTCGTTAGTCATGAGACAATGGAGATGAATGAAAAATATAAGTCTTCTTATGATTTCACGCCTCGTGCATTTTTATTTATGGCATCAAATAAGCCTGTTAAGATAACGGATGCTAAAAGTGGTATTATCAGACGTCTTATTGATGTTCGTCCAAATGGCAATCATATTGAAAGAAGTCGATATGATATGCTGATGGCTCAAATCGATTTTGAACTTAGCGGAATTGCCTGGCATTGTCTTGAGGTCTATAGAGAAAAAGGTAAAAAGTATTATGATGGCTATCGTCCGATGGAAATGATTTATCAGACAGATCCATTCTTTAACTTTATGGAATTTAATTACGATACATTTGCAACAGATAATGGCGTATCATTGAAAAATGCATATGCTATGTGGAAAGAATATTGTGAAGCATCTGGCGTAAATGTGAATTTGTATAAAATGTATGAGCTTCGTGAAGAACTGAAAAGTTATTTTAAAAACTTTGATGAGCTTACACGAATAGATGGAGTACAGGTTCGTAGTTATTATAGCGATTTTATAAAGACCAAGTTCAAGAATGGTGTAAGTCCAAAGAAACGAAGACCTGGTCAAGAGGAAAAAGCTCTAGGTTTAGTCCTTGATCAAACGGTAAGTCCGTTGGATGATATTCTTAAAGATTGTTTGGCACAATATGGTGAAAAGAAAGGAGACGGAAGTAAACCAAAGGAGCCATGGTCAAAAGTGAAGAGTAAACTTTGTGATCTAGACACAAAGCAGCTTCACTTTGTATTACTTCCGAAAAATCATATTGTCATTGATTTTGACTTGAAAAATGAAAAAGGAGAAAAAGACAGGCAAAAGAATCTTGAAGCAGCGGCTAAATGGCCGAGAACATATGCTGAATTTAGTCAAGGTGGAAATGGTGTTCATCTTCATTATATTTATGATGGCAATGTGGAAGAGCTTGATAGTCTTTATGATAAGGATATTGAAGTGAAAGTATATTCTGGTCATGCGAGTCTCAGAAGAAAACTTAGCTTGTGTAATAATCTTCCAGTAGCAGTTCTTAATTGTGGACTGCCGAGAAAGGAGGTAAGCAAAGTGATTGATTTTGAGGCGGTAAAAGATGAAAAGCATCTTAGAGCCATCATAGCGAAATGCTTGAAGAAAGAAACAAAACAGCCTTATACTAAGCCATGTATGGATTTGATAAAGAAAACATTGGACGATGCGTATAAGGCCAGTTTGAACTATGATATTCGTGATATGCGACCTGCGATCATGGCCTTTGCCAGTAAAAGTCATAATCAAAAAGAAGTTTGTCTTAAGATTGCTAATGATCTTCATTATAGTGGAAAATTGCAAGAAGGTAATGGCCTGGATAAACCTGTTAGAATTATAAAAGAAAAAGTTCAAATGGAACAGGAATCTGATCTTGTATTTTATGATATTGAGGTTTATCCGAATTTACTGCTTATTTGCTGGAAAGAGTCTGGTGAAGGAAAGCCTGTGCACAGCTTGACTAATCCGACTAAGGAAGCAATTGAACACTTAATGAAAATGAAGTTAGTTGGATTTAACTGTAGACGATATGATAATCATGTTATTTATGCCAGATATCTTGGGTATAATAATGATCAGATCTATAGACTTAGCCAGAGAATTATTAATGGCAGTCAGAATGCTATGTTTGGAAATGCCTATGATATTTCTTATACTGATGTATATGATTTTGCAGCAAAGAAACAGAGTTTGAAGAAATGGGAAATTGAATTAGGCATTCATCATCAGGAAATGGGAATTCCGTGGGATCAGCCCGTTCCGGAAGATCGATGGAATGAAGTTATTGGATATTGTAGCAATGATGTTATTGCGACGGAAGCCGTGTTTAATCATTTGTCTGGCGATTTCCAGGCAAGAAAGATATTAGCCGAAATTGCTGGAATGAATGTAAATGCCACAACAAACCAATTAACAACAAGAATCATTTTTGGAGATGCAGTTGACCCTCAGAAACAATTTATATATCCTGATTTAAAGAAAAAGTTTCCTGGATATGTTTTTGAGAATGGAAAAAGTTATTATAAAGGAGAACTAATAGGTGAAGGCGGACGTGTCTATGCGGTTCCCGGAATCTATCATAATGTTATAACTTTTGACGTAGCCAGCATGCATCCTCACAGCATAATTGCTGAAAATGGATTTGGGCCATTTACTGAACGATTTAAGCAGCTTCTTGATATTCGTATTGCGATTAAGCATAAGGATTATGAAACAGCTTCTAAAATGCTGGATGGAAAGCTTGCAAAATTTCTTACCGATAAAGATCAGGCAAAAGCTTTGAGCCAGGCTTTGAAAATTGCAATTAATAGTGTATATGGATTGACGGCTGCCAGCTTTGATAATAAGTTCAGAGATCCTAGAAATATTGATAATTGGGTTGCAAAGCGTGGTGCACTATTTATGGAGACTCTTCGTTTGAAGGTCTTAGAGATGGGCGGAAAGGTCGTCCATATTAAGACCGACTCGATTAAGGTCGAAGAGCCAAGTGAGGAAATAAAGCGGTTTATTATCGAATACGGGCATGAATATGGATATACTTTTGAAATAGAAGATATTTATGAAAAAATATGCCTTGTAAATGATGCTGTTTATATTGCCTTACGGGACAGGAATGATCCGGGATGGCTTGATGAATGTGATAAAGCACAGAAAAACAATAAGCCGATTCCGACAAGATGGGCTGCAACTGGCGCGCAATTTATGCATCCATATGTATTTAAGAAGTTGTTTAGTCATGAGCCGATTGAATTTGATGATCTTTGCGAAACAAAGACCGTTACCAGTGCTTTATATTTGGATCTTAATGAAAAACTTAGTGATGTAAGCGAATATGAAAAAGATCTGGAAAAAACGATAAAGCGGGTTAAAACTTTGCTAAAGATTTATGGATATCCTGGGTCATATGATGATTGGCGGAATAATAAAATTATGTTGGCTGGTTCGTCAAACAATATAAGCGATATTGATAAAGAACAAATAAATGAAGAATTAAAAGATCTGTATAAAGATGTTTTAGTTCTTGAAGAAATGATTGCCGAAGGCCATAACTATGTATTCGTTGGAAAAGCTGGAAGATTCTGTCCTATTAAATCTGGCTTTAATGGCGGTATTCTTTGTCGTGAAAAAGATGGAAAATTCTATGCAGCGACTGGAAGCAAAGGTTATAGATGGCAGGAAGGTGAGAGACTTCAAAGCGTTGATCGAATGGATCTAATTGATATGACTTATTTTGACAGTCTTGCAGAGGATGCAAAAGAAGCCATTAAGGTTTATGGCGATTTCGATCAATTTGTGAGTGAAGAACCAGCGAATAATTATCTTGAGGAAATTGAGAATGCAGAGCTTAAGCATTCACATCCAGATACTCCACCATGGGCTCATCCTTGTGGAGAAGATAAGTATGCGTTCTGTTCCGAATGTTCGGAATATTATGAAGAAGATGGGATGTCGCATTGTCATCTCGGTTACAACTTAAACGATTATTATTGGGCAAAGGAGAGAAAATATAATGAGCAATTATCAGAATAACAATTATAAATTTATTGAACCACTTGTAGTTACCGATGCACATATTGTTATGAAGACACGGAATTTTAGCGGAAACAATCCAGGGAAATTTGATCGTCCTGATCAGCGCGGCCGTATGCCGCGTTCTTTTTCTATTATCATCGATCCTGAGAAGTTTGATATTCCGAAACTTCAGGAGATTGGCTGGAACATTAAAATTGGTAAACCGAATCCCGAAGATCCAGATTATGTTCCGAGTTTCTATTTGAGGGTACATGCCGATTGGTATGATGAAGATGAACCGAAATACAGATACAATCCGATTATCGTGAAAGACACGAGTGAAGGCAGAATCCAGCTGGATAAAGAAACCGTTAAAGAGTTGGATGTCGCTGAAATTGAAAAAGTAAATATGGTCATCAAAGGACGCTGGTCTGAAACACCGAGTTATACAGGTGTTGTTGCCGATCTTAAGAAGATGGGCGTTAAATTGAGCGAAGATGAAGATCTTTCCGATCTCTTCGAAGGAATGTAATTATTTTATAGGAGGACTATTAAAATGGGTAATGAACTGAAACTTTCTTCCCCGTGGCAGACTTATGTTAATGAACTGATGGCTATGTTTAAAGATGACCCTGAAGTGACTATCAAATTCGATGACGAATCAAAGATCGTTAAGATTTATGCTGCTAAATCTTCAAAAGCATCAGCATTGGAGACACTTCTTAAGCATGAGGTTACGTTTGGAAAAGTAACACTTAAAGTTGAGGTCGTTCCTCCGAATACAGATACTGTTGATATTCTTGAAGCTTTTGATGATGCTTTTAGCGGAAATCCGGCGATGTCTTATACCTTCCCAATTGAAAGTCCTATCGGCACTTTCCGGTATGTTGTATTTAAGAATGAGGTAGTTCAGTTCTTTAATGATCAGTTGGATGATATTAATGGAAATTGGTCTACACTTTATCAGAACATTGCTAAAGATATTTTCGATGAGCATCTGTCTGTAAATTATTGTACTGATATAAAAGATAAAAAATTGGCTAAGCCTCTTGGCGAATGGCCGTAATTGATATTTTGAAAGGAGCCGCATAGGATGGTACAGTTGTTTGATCATCAGCGTAAAGCGCTCGAAAGATTACACAATGGCTCCATCCTATGCGGTGGAGTCGGGAGCGGAAAATCTATTACCGGAATTGCGTGGTATTGGAAGAATACAGTTGAGCCGCCAATACTCGATTCCGGAAAAAATAGAAATCTATTTATAATTACAACCGCCCGAAAGCGAGATACTCTTGAATGGGAAAAAGAATGTGCTCAATTTGGTCTGTCTTCGGATATTAATGTTAGCTATAAAGGAATTAAAGTCACAGTTGATAGTTGGAATAATATTGGTAAATACATTGATATCGAAGGTAGTACATTTTTATTCGATGAACAAAGAGTCGTTGGCTATGGAGCATGGGTTAAAAGCTTTTTAAAGATAACAAAGAAAAATAGTTGGATATTATTAAGTGCCACGCCAGGAGACACTTGGATTGATTATATTCCAGTTTTTATAGCTAATGGCTTTTATAAAAATAAAACCGAATTTATTAGGCGACATGTTATTTATAATCAGTTCACGAAATATCCAAGTATTAGTCGTTATGTTGAAGAAAAGCATCTTAATAGACTTCGCAATTCAATTCTTGTTAATATGGATTTTCAAAGGGAGACGATACCTCATCATGAGAGGATTATACTCCCTTATGATCGTTCAAAGTATGATGATGTTATGCGAAGAAGATGGAATATTTATAAAAATGCTCCAATAGCGGAAGCCAGTGAACTTTGTCAAACACTTCGCAGAATTGTTAATAGTGATGCAGGCCGTAAAGAAGCTATAGAATGGCTTATGGAAAAACATCCTAAAGTTATAATCTTTTATAATTATGATTATGAATTAGAAATTCTCAGAACTTTAGGATGCAAGACAACTGAATGGAATGGCCATAAGCATGAGCCGATCAGTGGAGGATCCAGTTGGGCATATCTGGTTCAGTACACAGCCGGAGCTGAAGGCTGGAATTGTATAGAAACAGATACTATTATTTTTTACAGTCAAAGTTATAGTTATAAGCAAATGGTTCAGGCAGCAGGAAGAATTGATCGACTGAATACTCCGTTTGTAGACTTATACTATTATCATTTTACAAGTATGAGCAAAATAGATTTAGCTATAACAAGAGCTTTAAAACAAAAGAAAAATTTTAATGAGAGTCGGTTCTTAGAATGAAGCCTCGACTATCGTGAGTAGTTCTCCGTTTTTGCAGACCCCGCACGAAAAACATGCATAGTAATGGAAAGAGAAGACTTTGTTTTACGCAAATTAAAGCATTGCCTTCTCTTTTTTGCGCATTATGCGCATGCAATGATTTGTTTTTGAAAAGGAGGGATGCCTATGGGCAAGGAAAGTGAATTCCAAGCACGATTGATTCGAAGACTGAAGATCACTTTTCCAGGTTGCATCGTATTAAAGAATGATGCTACTTATATTCAAGGGTTTCCCGATTTAACAATACTTTTTAAAAACAAATGGGCGTTGCTCGAATGCAAACGGAAGAATGAAGCTCACAAACAACCGAATCAGGAATACTACGTTACGAAGGGAAATGAAATGTCCTTTGCTGCTTTTATTTCCCCGGACAATGAGGAGGAAGTTTTAAGTGATCTTCAACAAGCATTTGGAGCTGGAGGGTAAACATGCTTTATTAAGTCCTAGTAAACATTATTGGATAAACTATGACGATGAAGCATTGATAAAGAGTTATATTTCAAGCTATGCTACTGACATAGGAACTTTAGTGCACGACTACGCTAAAGATAGAATTCGATATCGTTTACCTTTGGAAGATTGCGCTCCGGAAAAGAATGCATTGCTGGCTTTCTTACTTAGAAACTACATACCATTCATTGCTATAGACTTGGACCGATTATTTTACAATCTTGTTCCATATGTTAACGATGCTATTGGTTTCAAATTGGAAAGCGAAGTAGTGCTCAAATATTCAGATCTTTGCTTTGGCACAGCTGATGCAATTGGCGTGCGAAGAGGCATGCTCCGGATTCATGATCTGAAGACCGGAGTATCGCCAGCTTCGATGGACCAGTTGCTTCTGTATGCCGGTTTATTTTTCCATGAATACAAAAGGGATTATCGACCGACAACTATGAAAGTAGAGTTACGAATTTATCAGAATCAAGAAGTGTTGATTCATAATCCGACAACTGAAGAGATAAAAGGAGTCATGGAGAAAATCTCCCATGGTGACATGGTGATTAATAAACGAATAGTGGAGGTCTGATGTCATGAAAGAATCGGAACAAAACGGGTACCGCGCTGAATCATTGTTATATGATGACAGCGAGTACAAAGAAGATTATGGTACACCAAGACATTCTGGTAGGTATCCATGGGGAAGCGGGGACAATCCTTATCAGCGTTATGCTGATTTTCTTGCAAATTATGACAAGCTAAAAGATAAAGGACTCTCCCAAAAAGAGATCGCTAAAAGCATGAAGATGACAACCTCGGTTCTTCGTGCAAAGATTTCATATGCAAATGATGAATTGAGAAAAGAGCAAGCTACATTTGCTATGAAATTGAAAGACAAAGGTTATTCTAATTCAGCAATTGCTAAGCGGATGGATCTTCCTAGTGAAAGTTCTGTTAGAAGTTTGCTGAAACCTGTTAGCGATCAACGTGCTAGACAGACCGAAAATTTGATGAATGTTTTAAAGAAGACCGTCGATGAAGGTAAATATGTAGATGTTGGCGGTGGCACTGAGTTGCGGCTTAATGTAAGTGAACAAAAATTGAAGAATGCTTGTATTCTTCTTGAAGAACAAGGATATAAGATTCATTCGTTCAAAGTTCAACAAGCTGGAACGCCTTATAAAACGACGTTGAAAATCCTCACGAAAGATGACGTTCCCGAAACAGATGTTAGGGCTCATAAAGGAGACGTTGTTATCCCGAATTATTATAGTGAGGATCATGGTTATACTTTAAAAGAAGTAGAAAAACCGGTTGCTATTGATGGCAGCCGTATTTTTGTTCGGTATAAAGATGAAGGCGGAAAAGAACGTGATGGCACGATCGAAATCCGTAGAAATGTAGAAGATTTGGATTTGCATAATGCACTGTATGCTCAGGTTCGGATTGCTGTAAAAGAAGATCCCAAAGCAACAGAAGGATCACATTATTTGAAAGGCGTTGCTTTATACTCGGACGATATTCCGAAGGGCTACGATGTGGTTGTTAATTCTAATAAGCCTAGAGGAACAGACTTATTCGGTAGTTCGTCTGATACATCTGTATTTAAGCCGATTAAACCCGATGCAGATCCTAATAATCCTTTTGGTGCCACAATAAAAGATGATAAAGATCTTATTAGAGCCCAACGTCATTACATAGGCTCTGATGGAAAAGAGCATCTTAGTGCATTGAATATCGTTAACGAAGAAGGCAATTGGGGCGAATGGGCTAAAACTCTTTCAAGTCAATTCTTGGGTAAACAGAGACCTCCGCTTATTCGTACTCAGCTTAAAGAGGCTTACGATATTCGTAAAGATGAATTTGATGAGATTAATTCTCTTACCAATGCGGCAGTTAAACAGAAGCTTATGGCTTCTTTTGCTGATGATTGTGATGCCGCAGCAGTTCATCTGAAAGGCGCAAGTATGCCTCGCCAAAGGAGTCAGCTCATTCTTCCTATGCCTTGGCTTAAAGAAGATGAGTGTTATGCTCCTAATTATCATGATGGAGAAAAGGTAGTTCTTATTCGTTATCCGCATGCTGGGTTATTTGAGATTCCAGAACTTACTGTAAATAACCGAGATGCAAAAGCTAAGAGTCTTTTGAAACATCCTGATGGAACCGATGCTCGAGATGCTATCGGCATTCATCCTGCAGCTGCTCAAAAGTTATCTGGTGCAGACTTTGATGGTGATACTGTGCTTGTTATCCCGAATAACGATCATCGAGTTGTTTCCAGACCTCTTACCGAAACCCTTAAGAATTTTGATACTGATATGTATCAATTACCAGAATCTGCTCCTAAAGTAGATAAAGCTCATGGCTTTAATAAACAACGCGAAATGGGCGAAGTATCAAATCTTATTACAGATATGACAATCAAAGGTGCAACAATGCCTGAAATCGAAAGAGCTGTTAAGCATTCAATGGTGGTTATTGATGCAGAAAAACATCATTTGGATTGGCGTAGATCAGCTTTAGAAAATGGTATTGCCGAACTTAAGACTAAATATCAAGGCGGTCCAAGAGCTGGTGCTTCAACTCTTATGAGCCGTGCTAAAGGCCAGGCCCATCCATTAGAGCGTAAACTTATTACTAATCCTAATCTCATGACTGCTGAAGAACGAGCTCGATATTTGAATGGTGAGAAAGTCTATAGAGACACTGGAAGAACTCATATTAATAAAGACGGTAAGATTGTTCAGACTAAAATAAATTCTAATAAGATGACAGAGGCATTTGTTCAAGGTAAAGATGCATTTGCGTTATCATCAGGCAGCATTCAAGAAACGATCTATGCGAATTTTGCTAATCGACTTAAGAATCTTGGCAATGAGGCTCGTAAAGTTTCTATATTAACAAAGCCTGAAGAATACAGTCCATCTGCCGCTAAAGCTTATGCTGTAGAAGTAAATTCTCTTAAGAAGAAGCTATATTTAGCTGAACTTAATAGACCTCTTGAACGTAAAGCACAGCTTCTTACTTCACAGAAATTGAGAGCATACATGCAGTCTAATCCGGATCTTGATCATGATGAGATTAAGAAACTAAAAGGTAGATTCATTAAAGAATCTAGAGATGCTATTGGAGCTGGAAAGGCTATCATTGACATTAAGCCAAGAGAATGGGAAGCTATTCAAGCACATGCTATCTCGAATAATACACTTAAAAAGATCCTTAATAATAGCGATATGGATCAGGTTAAGCAATTAGCTATGCCTAGATCCTCGCCGATGATGTCTACTGCTAAAGTAACTAGAGCTCGCAACATGCTTAAGCAAGGTCGTACGACTGCTGAAGTCGCTGAAGCACTTGACGTGTCTGTAAGCACTCTTCAGAAAGCCCTTGACACTTAATGGCATGCCACTAAAGTTTCTTTAGTCAGTAAATGAAAGGAGGCATGCCCGTTGATTAACCCTGAAATTGGGTTGACAACATCCGACAATCCATACAATCCGCTTACTGACTATGACCGTTGGGAAGCGTTCGATCGTCAAATGGGTTATGGTACCAATGAGTACCTTGCAAGAGTTACAAGAACCACCCATGATTATGGCGAGGATACATACACTGAAGACATTGAGAGATCGATTGATGAAATCGTTGCTCTTAACTTGATCGCAGTAACTAATCCAGGTATCTCGTATGTCAAAGTTGTTGGCAATCCAGAAGAAACTAATGACAAGACTGACAAGGTTGAGGAATAAAATATGAAATATAGATACCCTCTTTCAGGAACGCGTACCCGGGGGAGGGGTCTCCTCAACGACACCCCTTAATTCATCGCGCCT